TCTGTTTCTTGGGCTGCAACTCACATGCACCCACACTCCGCCGTTCTCCCATATCAGCTGGTCGAAAGGCAGTTTCAACGACTTGACCAAATCAAACAGCTTCTTGTTCTCCGCCTTGCTGCCGCCTGTGATGTCAGCCGCCTGACCAAGCACATGCTGGCTTGTCGCACTGCCACCCACAGCCTTGTTCAGCTTAGGACAGCGATAACCGCTGTTTACCTTTATCGGCTTGCCGTACGCCTCGCGCAGTGGGTCAAGCACCTTGTCAACCAATGTGGTCAGATTGCCTGCAACTTCTTTCGTAGGAGTATTGTCTATACCCTTGCTCGTCGCAGTTGCTGACTTTGTTAGTTCGTTAATTGTGAAATACTTCATTCTTCCCTCCTTTTTTATTGTTAATAGTGATATAAGCAAAGAGGCTTTCGCCTCCTTGCCTTAGCTTATCTCTGCCGTCTTAGTGATTACAATAGACGACGATGTTGTGTCAAATGTTATTACCGACTGAGTGTCTGTCGAGAACTCTATCTTCAATGTCCAGCCGCTTTCTATCAGGACCTCGAACGATGGGATTGCCACAACAGAAGGGTTGCCGCCGCTTCCGCCTGCCGTAGTATCGCCGATGTTCACAGTCTGACCTTGAACCTCAACGCCGTTATTGAGGACTGAGAACTTGACTCTCACCACCCTGTTTGTCGAGCTTGCTGTCAGACCAAGACCGCCTTCTATCTTGTACACGCCTGCTCCGGTGAACGAGATAACGCCTGTCGTCTGGTCAGGGCTCAGCCAATCTCTGCCGCCGAGCTGTGGAAACTTGGCTGTCAGTGTCAACGGATATGCCTGTGTTGCAACGGTTGTTATCTGTCCGCTGAGGTTGTACAGCACGAAGCTCGCCGCCTGTATTCCGCTGCCGCCACCACCACTTATAGAGATGTTTCCGCTGCCGAGCAGACTCTGACCGTTCACGGTCTTGATGCTAACACCGCTCTTTAGAGCAGGCTGCATTCTCACCAAGTCATGACCTATTCTGTGATATACAGCCTCGTCACCGAATGTTCCGTTAGTCAGCACCTCATACACCTCATAGTATTGAACATTTACAATACCGGGAGTGATGTAATATATCAGGTTCTTCGAGTTGTCCATCCATCCGAACTGAACCTTGGTGTAGCCAAGACCTGTATCTTCTACTGATGTCACCCAATATACTCCTGAGCAATACTCTCTAAGCCAGCTTCCGTTGTGCTGCATATAGATATTGCCGAGGTCTCTGATAGCAATATACTTGTTGCTCGCATTGTTAGCTATATTCTGCAATACACTGTATGGAACCACATTGTTTCCTACATATATGCCAAGACATGCAGACATCTGACCGTAGGCTGGGTGCATCCATGCTACAACATTGTCGGCTGTTGGACTTACAGGTGTCTGAACCTCTGACGTTCTACACGAGCCATTAAGCTCCAACAGTCCGTTGACTGTGATGTGAGCCAAATCGTTTGTGTCGAGCTGAACCTGCTCCTGTTTCTGACCACCGTCTATCACGGTCCAGCTGTTTCCGTCCCACGAGCATGTAATCTGCTCGCCTGCGCTGCCTGTCACAGTGCTTGTGCCGTCTGTGAACAGAATGTCGTCGCTACCGTCAGCCACCACGAAGATTATAGTCTTTGGCTCTGCAAGAGCGGAACCACCTGTAGGCAATGTCACTGTCTGGGTTGAGCCAGATGTGTTGCTGATGTTCACAGCGTTATCTTCTGTTCCGTCAACAGTGTAGCCTGAGCTTGCGTCTATTGCCGTAGTAGGAGCGACCTCATCAACGAGGTTCACAGGATTGTCGTATGACGACAGAAGCACGTTCATAGCCTCGTGTCCTGAGTAGCCGTTGTATTGCTCGTTTGACGCGTTCAGCACATACACGGTAGCGAAGTGATTAAAGATGTTGTTTATCGTTGGCAGTATGTTAGCCGCTGTCAGCAGTATCATCTGCGTTCTCAATACTGGCTCTCTGTCGCCCACCTTCACATAGAACTTGATAGCACAAGTCTTGTTGTTGTACTTAGAGTTCAGCACATAGCCGCCAGAATTGTCGTCTATCATGATAGTGTTGAAGGTCAGTTTCTTAACCTCGTGTTTGTACCACTCATCTTCTGAGAACTCAATCACAGTGTCGCTGCAATCAATGATAACGCCGACATTAGTCTTATACTTATCTTGTATCTCGATTGAAGCAATAGCCTCCGCATCTCCGATGATTGGTATTGCCACAACCTCGCCCGGACACTCTGGCTGCTCCTTGTGTGCCGCAAACACTTCGTCCGTCTGTCTGTGCACCTTTCGTATGCTGCCGTTAATGACCTTCCAATAGCCTTCCTCTGTGAATTTGCCAGAGTTCTTGCCGACGATATTATTGAGCTTGTCAACGCCAGCAACCTTGCTTATGATGATAGATGACACATCAAAGTTTTGGTCAGCCTCAACCTTGTCAATCACATATACACCTGCATCAACACCGCAGTCAGACTCAGATAATCTTGCCTGATTGACAGGCTCCGCCATAAGAATCAAATCGCCTTCGTTGACTTCCTCATGATACACACCGCTCAATGGTGTCACGAATATCTGCAAAGCCGTTTCAAGTTCTGACACATTGTCTATCTGGTCATAGTGGAAAACGTGGTTTACTTCTATGTTGCTGTAGTCCTCGATTACCGGAGTATTGTCTGAACTCTTGGCAACAACAGTCCATACCTCTGATGTGTTGTTCCAGCTCGCTATCGCAGAATAGCCTATCTCGACATTGGTTGCTTCTGCTGGCGACTGTGTGTTGTCTTCTATTGTCAGGTCTTGAATTGAGCTGTCGTCCACAACGAATGTCACAGCCTTGTTGTCTTCGAGAGTGTTCAGCACGACCTTTCCTGTGGCGTTCACACAGTTGTTGATTACCGATATTACACTGTCAGAGTTCTCGTCAACCGTGTATGTTGGAGCTGAATCTGTGAGAGTGACTGATGTTGTTGGAACAACAGGCTCTACCTCCTGCTCGTCTGGTATCATCTGGCAATCAAGAATAGCGGTATTCGTACTTGAATCTATCGCTGTAGGCTTATTGTCAAGCCATGGACCGATAGGAGAATAATCAACAAAGTCGCTGTGCTGGTTCTCCCAAACCCACATAAGATGCTCCGATGTATTCTGGTTGAATGCTGCATACTGAGTCAGAGGGTTAAATAAAGGAGTTGCGATTACATTGTACAGGTGCATCTGCATCATGTTGTCTTGACGGCTATCTTGTCTGCACTTAACCCAAATCTCACCTGCATCGCCTTTGCCGCTTGTTCTGTACACTCTTATCGGTCTGTAGCAAATGTCCTCTATAACGCCGTTTGCCGAGCCCGGAGTTCTCAATACCTCTTTGAATACTTTTTGTCTTGTCTGTAACACGAATGTTGATTCTGTGCAAGAGTTGTAATGGTATATTCCGAACTTAATATTGAAGTCGTTTCCAAGACTCTTCATATCTTGGTCGAATCTGATTGTAGCTACTCGCTGCCATTTTGTCGTCTTGCCTGAGAAGTTGAGCGACGCTATGCTGCTCGCGTCTTTTGTCAGGGCAACGCTATCTCCAAACGTAGCGTATCTTGTCACCTGCTCTACACCTTCGTTGATGTATCTTGCGAACAGCATAGCCTTATACTTGCCGTTTCCTGCGGCATCTCTTGCTCCCTCGCCGTATGCCAAGCCAAGTGTATGAACGACCGTGCTGTCTGACTTTACTATATCAAACGCGCAGGTCTTGTATTCAGAGTCCTTGGACACCTTAGCCAACACGACCTGTCTGTCATTCAGCTCTTGCAGGTATGGCATTATGATTTTAGCGTTGCTCGTATTCACTACAAACTCAAGCACAGGAGAATCAACGTCAGCGCCATAGCCGAACTGGTCTTCCGCCTGTGTGGTGTATGTCGGATTCTCTGCATCGAGAACAATGACCTTTGTAGTCTTGGCTATGTAGTGAACATCATGCGCATCCTGCGAGTTGTAGGCTTGGAACTTGTCAACCTTGCTTTTCAAAAGCTCGTTCACATCGTCAATTCTCTCGTTGGTGTCTTCGATTTCGTCTTCCAGCTCGTCAATCTTCTCGTCAATCTCTACCTTGGTGTAGTAGTTCGACAAGTTCATAACACCAAGCTTCTCCCATCTGTCATCAACATATATCCATTCCTGATACATATTGTCTGGCTGGCTTTCTTCGAGTGGAGTGAGGTATATCACAAACGACTCGCCAACATCAGGAAGAACGCCGCCTTCCGGTATCTCGACTCTGAACTTCATGTCCATTGTCGCAGGGTCAATCCACTTGGTCACACCGTCCTTGAAGACAAGCACGTCGCCTTCATTCGCCTCGTTGTCGGCGATAAGCGGACTTACCAGTTTCAGATACAGTCTGAACAACTTGTGGTCGATGAATCTGTCAGCTCCGTAGCCGACCTTCATGTACCGCTTTTCAAACTCGACACCGTTTATCTTCGGATTCTCGCCGAAGCGTTCGGTAATCTTTCTGTCTATCACATCGGTAAGAATCTCTATGATTCTATTTACCTCCTCTTTTGTTAATCTTGCCATGATATTTTACTGTAATGCTTGGTTAATCAATCTCATTGCCTCTGGGTTTGCTCTCTGCTCGATGTCAGCCATAGCGTCGGCTGGCATACCTTCTTCCTGCGGCATCTGCGCTGGAGCCGCCTGCTGTGGTACTTGACCTTGCTGGGCTTCCATAGCCTGAGCCTGCTGAGCCTGCTGCGCTTGCTGCATCTCAGCCTGCTTCTTTCTTAGGTGCTTTATTATCTTGTCGCTGAATGGGTATGAACTTGTTTCAAGCAGAGTTTCCAAATCCATCTGTCCTTGCTGATATACCTGCAACAGGAACTGATTCATTATGCTTCTGTATGCAGGAGTAGCAGGACTCTCGTTTATCACTATGTCGAAGCTGCTCTTCTTAATCTTCTCTGGGTTGTACCACTTCGCGGTTTCAGAGTAGTTCACACCTGCTATGTTGATGTATCTCGGCTCGTCATAATACTGCTGTATCAGACTCATCATCTTGTAGTCCCTGCGTCTTCTGAACGAATTGAATCCGTCGAGCATATCAACAATGTTCGTCTGAGCGTTCTGAGTTTCCTGCGCGTACAGAGAACTTGGAGTTCCTGCCTTAGCCTGCTGTCCCTGCATAGCGGCGTGTATTCCCGACACGTCCTGCATCAGCTTCATCTGGAGATTCAGAAGCTCATACGCGCCGATATTAGTGGCGTTTGTAGATATTTGAGTAGGCATCGCAGAGCCCGGCTTTATCTTAGCGAATATCACTCCGTTGTACTTAACCCACTCGTCAAGCACTTCCTCTTTCGTCATATCGCCAAGAGCGTCCTCTGGGAATACAAGCACACCCTTCGCGCTCGCTCCCATTATGAAGTCTATCATCGTTATCAGACGGTTGATATACCTCTGCTGGTCTATCATGTCCTCTATCAGAGAATGAACGGCTCCGTCAACCATAGGGTACATCATTACCTCGAACGGATGCTCATTGTGTACATACGGTGTTTCGCTCTCGAACAGTATATCGCCGAATGGTGAAAGGTATCTCACCTTCCAGAATTGGTCATAGAACCACTTGTAATCAAGCAGAAGTGCGTCCTCTGCCTCTTCCTCAGTGAATCCGTTTTCTATAGCCTCTGCGAGTCTTTTCTTGTTCTCTGCCACCAGATAGTCGTAGTCTTCCATCTCGCAGATGAACAACTCTCCGTTGAGCTTGTCGTGCACCTGTATGCGCTCCTTGCTCTCAAGCTCCCACGCCTCTATCACTCGGCACTTCTCCTCGTCACTCGGCATGAAGAAGTCAAGACTGTTGATTCTGTCGGTTGTGAACGCTTGGTAGATTGACTGTATGTAACTTCTGCTGTTCTTGTTGTATATCTCTCTTAGACGGACAGCATCAACTCTGTTCTTCGCGAATCTCTGAGTCAATTCGCCGAGAGTGTAGTCGCTTATCACGCCGAATGTTCTGATGTCGTTGCATCTGACATCTGCCACGTCTGTGTTCCAGAAACATCTCGCTGGATTCACTTCCTCAACATACACGTCATTTATTTGCTCTTTGCGCCACCATTTGTAGCGAACTACCTGACATACCATTCCGCTCGCCATAAGCTCCATAAGCGAATGGGCATCCACTTCTTCGAGCTCATTTATCTGACACGCTCTTTGCAGAGCGATTGTCATCATTTCGCCAAGCTCCTGCTCATCTCTGTCGCGGCTTATCGCTTCCGGCTCCACCTTGTTCTGACGGTATGAGCCTAATATTGTTTTAGTCAGGGCGCGTATCAGGTTGTTCTGCAACGGAACCTTGCCCTGCCTTGATATATTCTCGCTTTCTGTTATCCACTCATTATCGACCTTAACCTTGTCGGACCATTGGTCGTTGAATACATAACGCAGATTTCTGCGCCTTTTCCTTCTGAATGAAGCGCCTGCGTCCCACATCTCTTTGTACTTCCATAATAGGCGAGCCATATTCGTGCTGTCCTCGTGGCTCACTTCTGAGTGAGGAATAGCGACCTTGGCTCTCTTTGACCTGTTGCGTACAAGTAATTTCTGTATATTGGTATTATTCATCGTGATATGGAGTTAATCAAATTGGACAAATCCTTGTCCATTGCAGCCGCCTGCTCAGTCATTCCGTAAACTCCGTAAACTTTTGACGCGCATTTGGTTGCGTAAAACTCAGCAAGATTCGCCTGTATCTTGTTCTCATCGAATCTCGATACCTGAAATCTCGCCTTGAAAATATCGCTTTCATTATCGGCTAAGTCGAGGACTTTGTATGCCTCAAGCTGGTAGCCGTCATACTCGTTGGTTTCCTCAAGAAGACCGCGTTCCCTGAGTTCTTCCACGTATTCCTTGCCTATGGTGTAATACCACAGCGTTGTGTCCTCCCCAAGAGTACCACCAGATACAATCTGGGCTGGTCTTGAATGAATAACAATAGGCTTGTACTGCCCACCCCTTGTGTATGGATTCACCTGTATATCGCTCACATCTCCGCCAAGAGGGAACGATACATTCACAGGTCGCATCCAAGTGTGCATCATCAGAGTGTGAACTCTAAGGAATGTACCGTCAACCGTGAAGCATCCTGTTCCGTCGTCGTTGATGTACATCTCCTTTATATTCATCACATCTTTGTTTATCACTGACAATGGGAGTGTCAAAAGAAGCTCGTTCGCAGACTCTGGCATAAGTCTTCGGATGTAAGACTCTATTGGTCTAACTTCCAATCCTTCCGACTGAGGTGCCGCAATCATCGTTGATTCCGCGAATGGAGTGTACTCCTCAAGCTTTACCTTTGTTAGCAATACAAGTTCTTCTATTGTCATCGTTCTTTTACTTTAGGTTTGGGAATGACAGACCAAGCTCTTTTGCCTTGGACTCTGCCTTTGCCTTAGTGTTCACACTCGCAGCCTTCAAGTTGTAAGGCTCGCCTGTCAGCACATCTACCGCGTCCTTCACGTTCTCTACCGAAGGAATCTCCTTCAATGGAACTTCGACCTCCGGAGCCTTTTCAGACTTTATCTCAGACTCGCTGAGCAGGAAGATTTGACTCACGCCCTTCTTTCCGAACATCTTGTGCGACTCGATGGCTTTCTGAACGTCCTCTTTGGTAGTAACATAAGTGCCATACTTGATGTTGCCGTTGCCTCCGCCGTTCTCAAAGTTAACTACCACACGCTTGCCGTTCACCTTCTTAGTGAATGACAACTTGCTGTAGATTGTTCCGTATTTCTTAATTTTAGTCATATCGTTTTCTCCTTTTTATAAAGAGAGCCTTTGAGCTTATGCCATAATCCCAAAGGCTCCCATTATCTAATTACTAACCTCAACTATTACTCTCCAAGCTCCACAATGCAGTGGCATGATGGGTAACGCAATGCGTAACCGCATACCTCGGTGAATACTACAACGTCTCCGTCGAACTCGCCAGACTTTCTTGTGTCAAGCTCCTCACGCTTCATTGGGATGAATGTGTACTTGTCAACAAAGTCAGGGTCGATGATTACAGCCTTGTCGCTGTAGCCATACAGGTCGAACATGTCGTGCTGCATCAGCAACAGAGTACCGAAGTTTGTGCGGATTTCCTTCCACTCGATGCCCCAAGCGACAACTGTGTTGCCAGCCTCAACCTGCTTCTCGATTGTGTCAACCTTTGACAACGCAGCAGTGAAGTCTGAACCTGCGAACATCAGACGCTTCTTGCTTCCTGAATTGCCTTGGAAGATGAACTTGCACATCTCAACAAGGTTCTCAGTTGGGATTGCACCTGTAGTGTCATCCTTCTCAAGCTCGTACTTGTTGGTGATTGAGCTTACAATACCGCCTGTGGTGTAGATTTCCTCGCCGCTCACTGGGTCGAAGGTCAAACCCTTCACACCGAACAGAGCCGAAGCCTCCTGCTCCATCTTGAACTCGAAGATGCCCTGCTCCTCCTGCTCTGGCAACTCCCACTTAACTTCCTTGTCAGAAAGCTTCTGGATAGTTGTCTGAGATACTTGGAACTTGAATATCTGCGCGAAGTTCTTTGACTTCTTTGGCAGGTTCATTCTCGAAGCAGTCTTCATCTCGCCCTCGGCAGCAGCCTTCGCCATGCGGTAAATCTTGGTATTTGCTGGAATGTTTGGAACAGACATCTCACCGTCTGCCTCAACACCGTTGATTGCAGCCACAGTGATTGTGTTGTTCTCAGTATTCTTAGCGACTACAAGACACGCAAGCGGTGTAGTGTTTGTCACACCTGCCACAGAACCGAATACGGTTGGCACATAGATTGTGTCGCGAACAGCGAACAACGCAGCGTTGTCAACTGTAAGTGTGGCTCCTGTGTTTCCACGAGCGTCAGCGGCTGTAGCAGCGAATGCGGTTACTGTCGCAGACACGCTTCTTGTGTCAACAGAATACCAGCCGAACTCCATTGAGCCAGCCTTACGCGATTTCGCGTGGTTTATCACACTGGTCAACGGCGCTATGTAAGGGCGAATCTTAGTAACCTCCTCAAGCACCGTGTCCTCAATCAAGTCTGGCGACTCTCTACGAGTTGTCAGCGAATCCAAGTCGCCGTTCACTCCAACGCTCTCAGGATTGCCCTTGTCGCCGCCTACAGGAAACGCTTCCGCTCCAGCAGCCATGAGGACAGTTCCGTCAACCAGACCTAAGATTAGTGTAAGTACGGTCACAAACAGACCGAAAACACCATTTTTCTCAAAAAACTTTCTCATTTTCTTTTTGTTTTTATTGGTTATTGATAATTGAAAATTCTCTAAATACGCTTGAAGCCTGACTGCTCCCACTTCGAGTGACTTCTAACGCGGTCGCCAATCTTCTTCATGAAGTTGTCTTCCTCCTTTGGCTCCTCTGGCTTCTCTGACGCGCTTCCGCCTGCTTCTGGAAGACCGTCACCAGACAACTTACGCATCTGCTTCTCAATCTTCTCGTTTCTGCCGGCTATCTCGCCTGCCGTATGAGCGTCCTCCAAGTCCTTATCGTATCTTGAAGCCTTGTCGAGCTTGCCCCACATCTCCTTGGTTATCTCGCCACGACCAAGAGCGTCCATGAACTTCATGATGTCGTCAGTGAGCTTTGTCGCTCCTTCCTCGTCAAGTCCGTTCTCCTTAACGTACTCCTTGAGGGCTTCATCACTCAGACCTTTGTTCTTCTCGAACGCATCTGCGCGCTCTTTTGCAGCCTGACGCTCAGCCTTGCGGTCGTCGTAAGCCTTCTTGTAGTCTTCATAGCCTTCGTCGCCCTCCTTCATTGTCAGCTCGTCGTCGTCATAATACTTTCTCAGAGCTGTAGGGAGCGGAGTGCCTTCCATAAACGACATAAATGCAGCCGCTGCCGCTGGGTCTGCATCCAAAGCGTCCTGAAATTTGTTAGCCTTGCTTCTGTTCTCGTCACTTTCCTTCTTGATGCGTCCGAACAGCTCGTTAGCCTTGCCGTAATTCTCCTCGTCGTCATCGCCGAGTTCAACATCAGGGAAGTTTGTTCGTATGCTCTCATAGAAAAGCTCTTTGTTGCCCTTCTTTGGAGTGTCCAACAAAATGTTGTCCTCGTCTTTGCGAGGGTCCTTGTTGTTATCCTCAATCTGAGGTGCAATGTCTTTTTCTTTTTTCTCTGCCATGATTATTCTGTTTTTGATGTTTGTATTCCTGTTGGGTCGTAGCCTGAATTGAACCACTTTGATTCAGATTTCATCTTATCGGCTATACCTCTTATCACTTTGTTCGCTTTTGATTCCGGAATAGACGACTGCTCAGGGCTTCTCTTGTCCTGCCAGTCACTATACAGTCTTCTGGTCATTGAATTTCCGCCAATATCATCCTTGAGGTCAGTGCTATATGAATCCAACTCCTCCTCATCAATCTCCTCGTCGTCAGCAAGAGGCATAGAGTGCACATACTCAAGATTATCGAGGTCCTCGAACTTCTTAATCACCTTCTGAGGGTCCTTGCCCTCCTCATCGGTAATCTCATCAGTAGCATCGCGCTCTCCGAGGTTATCGCCTTTCACATAAAAGCCCTTCTGGTCGTCAACAACCACGCTATGAAACCCATTTGGGTCGCCCTTATCTCTGAAAAGTATCGCTGTCTTTGCCATGTCCTGATGAATATAATTTTCCTTGTGCAATTATCAATCATATTTATCAAACATTTGTCCTTATTTCGTGATTTACAGTCGTTAATTCGTTATTTATGATTTATTATTGCTATTTTTGTACAAAAATCAATTAGATGACACGATGCACATCTACAGTCGATAAGGCAAAGGCGTATTACGACGTTTACATTGGGTTGAAAAAAGAGTTGATTGACAACAAAATTGATTTCAGAGAAGATGTCCTGATGTTCTGGGCATCAAACAGCCCAGCGCCGAGGCTTTTCCTGTCCGAAAAACATGTGGCAGGTATAATTTCCAACATAACAAAGCAGAAAAAGGAACCGAAAAGCCGCGAAGGGAGAAAATTGTACGCCTACATCAAGAGCGAATTGCTCCAAAGGGAGCCAAAACACGGCGAAAGAGCGGTTGATGTAGCCAGAGAGATAATAGAGAAGCCTGCTCCGAGCTTTTTCCTGTCTGTTTCGAGGTGTAGAGAACTGATTGTAATAGCATTGAAGGGATGATAGCGGTAATGATTGTCATATTGTGCGCTGTTTTCGCGCTTTCGGAGCCAGAGAGTATGGGTTATGTCTTCGATTCAGGCATAACGGACAGGCTTGCGTTCCATTTTGCACACGCGAACGCCATTCATCTCGCCATTAATTGCTATTGCTTTTACCGTCTGAGCACCGCTTGTGAAAAATTGGCAGGCATACCTCAAAAAAAAATCGCAAGTCGGCTTTTATTGCTCGCTTTTGCGTTTGCCACCACTGTTGCCACATCATACGCGACAACGCCAAGCAAGCCTGTGGTCGGACTGTCTGGAGTTTTGTTCGCTTACGCAGGCTATGGAATAGCTGTGATGTGCAAAAATACTGCACACATCAATCGCGCGTTCATCACACTCGCCGTAATGCTGGCGTGGCAGGACGTTTTTCTCTTGTTCACAAGCATTTTCGCCCAGCTTCATGTGCAGTGTATGCTCGTGTCGTTTGCGCTGACTAATATCTACTACTATGGGAGAGGATTTTATAAAGACAGAGAACCAAAGAAGGATAAATGAGCAGAACAAACCATACGACCCTATCACAGGGCTCGGTTCTGACACGTGCGAGAGAAAGCCTTTCTACTGCAAGGGCATCACGGAAGGCACATACATGATACCAGAGCATTGCTTCGACGAGCCTGTCATCAACAAGATGAACAACGCAGGCTCCGTAAAAAAATTCCTTCACAGCATTGGAGCGCCATATACGAGAGATAACAAGGCTCTCGCCATACAGGAATACTGCAAGGCTCGCAGCAAGCACGACTTCGAGTTCTGGGCTGCGTCATTCTGCACAATCGCGGACCTTATGTCGGCTCAGGACATAAAGTTCATACTCAACCCGGCGCAGAGATACTTCCTGAAAAGGTTTTACATAGAGTGGTACGCAGAAAGACCTGTCAGCTTTGTGATAACAAAGAACAGACAGAACGGCTTTTCTACGGAAATCGAGATGCTGTTCGGCTGGATTCAGCTTGTCGTTATCGGACAGTGGAACTCTGTCATCTGCGCGCATATCGAGAACACCACAAAGATTATCCGCGGTATGTACACCAAGATGATTAAGAACTACCCTGCATGGATGCTCAACTCTGACACGCAGCCGTCGCTCCTTCCTTACGAAGGCTCCCAGAAGACCAAAATCATCAAGCAGACAGGAGCGAGAATATCAGTAGGTTCGGCTGAGAAGCCAGATGCAATCGTAGGAGATAAAATCTCGCTATGCCACTTCTCCGAGGTCGGACTCTACAAGACCACCGAGGGTAAGACTCCAGAGCAGCTTATTCAGTCCATAGTGTCCGGAGTGCAGCTCGCCGCTCACACCTGTATCATTTACGAATCAACAGCGCGTGGTGTCGGAAACTTCTTCCACGATTTGTGGATAAGGTCAACCAACGGCGAGAGCGGTACAATACCAATCTTCATACCTTGGTTCAGGAACTACGCATACCAGTCGCCGATAAAAGACTACGACAAGTTCATTGCCTCGCTCACAGAGGAAGAAATGACACTGTTCGAGATGGGAGCCACACTCGAAGGATTAAAGTGGCGCAGAGGCAAAATTAAGGCATACAAGGATGTATGGCGATTCAAACAGGACTTCCCTGCTACGGCTGACGAGGCGTTCCTCTCCACAGGTCGCAGATTCTACCCAATACAGGACACAGCAAGGTTGCGCAGAGGCTGTATGAAGCCTAAGTTCGTAGGAGATATTTACGCAGAGAAGAACTACGGCGCAGACGCGATGAAGAACATTAAGTTCAAGGCTGAGGAAGGCGGAGCGTTGAAGGTATGGTTTATGCCTGACTCGGAGAGATACAACAACAGGTATGTGACGGTAGTGGACATCGGTGGCGGAAGCGAGCAAGCCGACCGTTCGGTCATCTGCGTCATAGACCGCAAGGATATGGCTAAGGGCGGTCTTCCTATCGTTGTCGCGGAATGGTGCGGACATATCGACCACGACCTTCTGGCGTGGAAGTCCGTAATGATTTCAGAGGCGTATCAACACGCTCTGCTCATCATAGAGTCCAACACGCTTGAAACGGAGCAGACAGAAGGCGACCACTTTGAGTTCATACTTGACGAGATTGCCGACACCTACGACAATCTTTTCTGTAGAACTCCTGCCGACAAGATTCGAGAGGGACTTCCGCCTACTTGGGGATTCCACACTAACAAGAAGTCAAAGCAGATGGTATGCGACCACCAGAAAAAGGCTCTGAGAGAGAATATGTACATAGAAACATGCTCAGAAGCGGTTGACGAGCACGACACGCTCGAAGTCAAGAAGAACGGCTCTCTCGGAGCCATCGACGGCAAGCACGACGACCGCCACATAACAAGAGCGATAGGAATATGGGCGTGTTATCAGTATATGGATTTGCCGAGAAAGTACGAGCCAAACCCTACAAGAGGACGCATATCGGCGAAAAGAACAGGTATGTCATCATTTTAAAATCACACAATATGGCAAGAGGAGTAACAAAACAGGCAATGGCAAAGAAAGACAACGACGCTTTCAGGAAGAAGATAAGGGCTATACTCGCAGCAGGAGAGAAGCAGTTTATCGAGGCGATGAACGGATTGCCGCCAAAGGAGTTCGTGGACGCATACTTCAAACTTATGCCCTACGCATTCCCGAAGGCACCGGAAGAGAAACCTCAGACGCTCGAAGACAAAGGCAAGCTCCGTCTTATAGAGCGAGAACGCATAGTCGAGCAGATGAACAAGCCTGAGCTTGATGAAGGCGAGGAATACGACGAGGAAGACGAGTCTTTCGACGAGTAACAAATAAGGCAGGGAACCAACCCTGCCTTTATTATTTCATATCTGCTTGATTCCTGTCCTGTCGCCCCTGAATACCACGTTAGGGTTGACGTAGTAAACACTCTGTGATTTCTTTCTCACTATGTCAAGACCAAGCAACTCCTGTATGCCGTTATACACGCTCTTGCTGTTGCTGTAGCCACACACCTCCATGCACTCAGCCACATCTATCTCAACCGTACCGTCATACTGAATCCTCTCGCACATATACGAGAAGACAGCGACTCCTGCCCTGCTCAGCATCCTCAACACCTTCAAACTGTACAGCTTCACAAAATAGGCAGTGTCACTCTGGTACATATTACCCACTATCTGAACTCCACTCAACAACTCTCCTGTCTGTGTGTCCACATACTCTATCTTCTTCGGAACCCTGTAGTTCCTCCACCTGCTGCCACTGCCAAAGTCCTCAACTACATAAGGACTACTCTTGCTACTCCTCATACCACAAATATACAAAATTGGAATGAATCGTTCTAAACTTTTGTACGAATCGTTCCAAACTTAAAAATACAAGTGCTTGATAACCACCACTATATAGTATGTCTATATTCTTTATATAGAAAGATATACAATCAGGGTGTTTGCACACGCTTTTAACAACGCGCTTGCGCGCCACACATCGGTAGGTTTTTCCAAAACTATACCTTCAAAAAAAATTGGAAGGTCGGATTTTTCGGAAAATTCTGTAAGTTAAACACTTATATATACCCCACGCGTGTACGACCGTCACCTTTCGGGGTACCCCCCCCTCTCTCACGCACACACGAGCGTACGTAATGCGCGTGTCCGTCCGCGTTTCAATTACCTTCACAGTCCCTAAATTCTGTTTTTCAAAATGATTATACTTGAAATGTAAGCAAAACGAAACGCTTACAAACGCTCTTAACATATTGATTATTGCAAAGTCGCAATGACTTTGGCTTTGTAAGGCTGAAAAATGCGTATGCCGTATGGGTGCGCGAACAAATGCTCAACGTGTGTAGGTATCTATATGCGTGAACCAATGGGAAAAGTACGTCTTGTTAAGTCCTTTGGCAATAAATGTTATGCGTTATCGCTCTTTAATTTATTGGTATATTATGTATTAAGCGAATGATTTTTACTTGCTTAATCAACTAAGTTACAGGTGCTTAGTAAGTATGGGTGTATTGTATCAATGCCTTAAAATGAGATACCTTGTTTTAAGTGAATTTGGGTTCAGTGCGTCTTGAATAGTCGAACATTCAAGGACTTAGTAGATTTTGTAAAGTCTTTTATCTGTGGGCTTTTGCATATAAAATATATCGCACAAAAACGCTTAATGTTTTGTAAAATCTCGCAAATAAGTGAGCATATTTTCGGGTGTGGTTATGGAAACTATACCACATTCACAATTTTTAAAACAAAATTCATTCAATTCAAAAACCTCGCGATAGTAACAAGGTCAATCGTATAAAAGTATGAAAACAACAAAAGAAACAAAGGCAACAAAGTCTATCTCCGCTTATGTAGAAGGCTACCGTCAGGTGAAGACTGCATTCTTCACGCCAACAAGTACATTAAAAGCCCTTGGTGACAACCTGCCAAAGGGACTGCAATCTGTGTATGAGTACGCACAGACAAAGCATAAGAAAGAAATGTTGGAGAAAATAGGTCAACGCATGGACGGCAGAGCCGCCAGATACGGCAAGGCGAAAGCCACACTCTTCGATGCGTGGACTGCGTTCTATTCCATCGTCAAGGTTGTCGCAAAGGACGACAAAGGCGGTGCGGTAACTACTGCGGCTCGTCAGTTCATCAGAGCCGAGAAAATGGAGAAGCAGAACAAGAAGACCGCTGAGAAATAAGGCGGTCTGAACAGGGGTGCGAGTGATTGGGTTCGCTCGCACTCACAATTTAAGGTGGTGTGCACCTAATTGCCTGAGAAACAATTAACCTAAAAACAAAGGCGCGAGTTCTTGTAATACTCGTAGTTGATGCTGTTATGATTTGCAAAGCGAAACACTACGAGGACAAGTTTTTATGCGCAAGGATTCCGTGACCGTGTGGAACGGCAGAGCGACACTGCCCACGGAAACAATTAACCAAAAGCAAAAAGCAAATGAAAAAAGTTAAGTTTGACAGTATGACAAGCAAGCAGTTGCTTGACGCGACTCGCTCAATCTCTCTTGACATTGACGAAGCCATAGACAAGGGAGAGTATCGTCGTGTTGACGAACTCTTCAAAGTGAAGAGTCTTGTGGACAAGAACTTGCAAAGCAAGGCTGTAGAAGATGCGCACGTAAACCACGCTGTTTCTGTCCTCAGAAGTAAGGGCATAGATAAACTCGCGATAGTGCGAGTGCCCGAAGAAGATGGCTCAATCGATGAGTTATGGATTGTCGATGAGAATTTTGAATCAGAGCCAGAGTCAGACTACGTTGTGTGGCGTGGCACGCTCTCTGAATTCTTAGAGTGTACACCTACAATGTACGAGATAAGTAATGTCGATGACAGTTACCGAGTGATAAATGCAAAAGCAGAAATGTGCCGTGTTGCGGCACTGATAGAGTGTATAGAGTAGTAAAAAGAAATATATAGCGGAGCGTGCAGACGGAAGGCGGTCTGTGCGCTCTTATTGTATAACAATAGTCGTGACAAGGACGGCAAGCCGAGAAGAAAGATGAAAAAGTTTATCGCAACTGTGGCTGCAATCATGGCGGTCACATTGACTGCAATGGTCAAGGCAGAGGTAAAGACAGACACAATCCCATACAAGGGCGCGTGGGAAGTCGTGAAGACACAGAAAGCAGATGCTAAGACACTCGAAATAAAAGTGTCTTACAAAGTGCACTTGTCAGATTTCGACAAGACCACAAAGGGCAAGACAAAGGCACGACTTGTGTCGTGCGACAAGAGCCTCCGCAATTCTACGAGCGGTGTCGGAGGTATCAAACTCGTCTATAAGATAGGCGATGACGGCTCAAAGAAAATCGCCAAGGCTATCAAGTAACATCACAGGGTGTGGCTATGGAGACTATGCCACACTCACAATTCTAAACTTAAAAACAAAACGTATGAAAATTATTATTGCAGCCATCGTTGGAATGGCACTCGGAGTATTGTATCAGCAGAGTCTTGACTCGCGCATCATCACGGAGCTCGGAGACTCCGTTGACTTCTCGGCGGCATATTATGACAGTGGCAACCATCAGTATATGGACTCCGCTCTTATTCACAGAGCGGAAGCATACGACCTCGGTTATAGAGGTTGGTATTGATTGATAATCTTATAAACAAAAAGCAATATGGAAGGGTTACGTCACAGATACAAGTCCTTCGGCTGGGACTATTTTGAACTTCTCTATTGGAGAAGATTCAAGAAAGTGAGAAGCAAACACAAAAACTCATTCTCGAAACGAGCTCGCGCTCGTGAGAAGGAGCAGCTAAGAGAATATCTAAATCAATAGCAATGATGAAAAGACTTACGTTAGAGGGCGCAACAATAATCGCCCTCGTCGGTCTTGTGCCGACTGCAATGGCAAGCCACAAGGCAGCAATAGCCTACATAACAGTGTGGCTTGTGCTGTTGTTATTTGTATTAATAAAAAACATCAAGAAAGAATTATGAAAAGATTTAAGATTTCATGCGCCAGCGGTGGCGCACCTCGCACAAAACGAGCATATAAGATTGAGAGGTTTGACGGAGAGGAACGTCTCGAACCAAGGTACGAAATAGAGATTGGTTCATTAGAAGAACTCTTGTCAATAATGAAAGAAGAAAGGCGACCGCTCATCTTATATGGAGCGGATGACGATAATTACGACGGAGAATTCGTTGTGTACGACGACTACATCGAATAACTAAGGGGTGCGAGGGTGTGTTCCACTGCTCGTACTCACAATTTTTAAACGAGGCTTGTCCGAACCACGCAGGACGAGCCTTAATTATTAATAAACAAACCGCTGACAAGGAGCGGTAAGTCGTGGAGAAAACAATGGAGAACGAAGAAGAATTGTTTGTATCTGAGTATTCAGGTAACAAATTCCCAATCGACGAACGCGTGTCCGTCAAGGTTGGGCACGGAGAGTTTCAGGATTGGGCTAAAGACGAAGCCATACGTTACGCTTACATCTGTAATGAGTGTGGCGAGTATGTGTCCGCTGGTTATGTAACTTACATACAGTCGAATGACTCGTATGTGTGCAACCAATGCCGTGACTACTGCGGCTATGTAAGATGTTACGAGTGTGGAGATTGGCTCCACCCAGACGACGCATTTTGGAGTGATGACGATGCGTTCTGCTCGCATTGTTACGATAACCTCGACCGTGATGGCGGAGGTTTAGTCAAGGACTACCACTACCACAAGGGTACGTGGAGACCTTTCTTCGCTACATCGGAAGTCAAACACACCCACACGTTTGGTTTTGAACTCGAAACGCAAAGGTGTGATAATGTCAACGACACAGCATACGAAACTGATGCGTGGTCTCAGAAGTACGGCAACGTGCTCGTAATGGAACACGACGGTTCGTTGGACGACGGCGTGGAGATAATCTCCAACCCTATGTCATACAGATATTGGGTAGAGATTGAAGAAGACTTCAAGCGACTGCTCGACAACCTTGCCGACGTGGGAACACGTGCTTGGGACGGCGGAAGCGAGACTGGCTTCCATATCCACTTGAGCAGAAGTTTCTTCAAGAACTCCCAGCATCTTGGCGCATTCATGGCGTTCATAGCCTTGAACTACGAGAGAATAGAAGAGCTCGCAGGACGCTCGGCTAATGGCTACTGCTACGGTCCGTGGGAGTGGTCTTATTGTCGAAGAATGGTCATCGGCAGGTTGAAAAAAGAAGGTCCGCTGATGCGCCCTATGCTCTACGAGCAGTTGGCTCTGGCATATCAGGAGCAGAGATACGACAGCATCAACCTATACAATGATTCGACTGTCGAACTCCGCATGTTTAGAGCGTCGCTCAAGTATGAGCGACTGAACTCATACATCAGATTCGCTTTACAGGCGGTGGCATTCGCCGAGCACATAATGTGTGGCGATGTGGAGCCAACGTGGTCTAACTTCGTAGAGTACAACAACACTGTCGTCTGTGCTCAGGTGTAACACAATTATTAATCCTTAAAAACAAAGTAGAATGGAAACGAAACAAGTAGATATTATAACAAAGAGAAATGTATATGTAGCGTTCGACGGCGCAGAGTTTGACAACGCTGACGAGTGCCACAAGTACGAGAACACCGCAGTCGGTGCGCTCATGGCACAGATTACACCACACGCAGTGAACAAGATGACCGAGTACGATTTCTTTAGAACGTACTGCGGAAGCGAAGAACACGACTATTATATAGTAAAAGCTGTGGGTGCAGTAGTGGAACCACTGCGCAGACTTGCAGACTTGACGAGACACAATGTTAGTATAGCCGAGCGCGCTATCGAGAATGGCGAGCACGTCATCGTATGTCAGTCACAGTACGACAGATACAGTGTCTGCATATTGCCAGACACAATAGAGAATTTTGTAAGGAATCTTGAGAGTCTAAAAATAAGAAAGGAGGAGGTAAAATAATGTGTATATTAATTGCAAAGGCGGCGGCTGTACGCAAGATGACAGCAGAGGAAATTAAGAACTCAGCGCAGGCAAACCCAGACGGATTCGGCATGGCGTATGTCGTTGGCGACGGAAAGATTCACGTCCACAAAACATTCAACGTGGACGAGATAATCAAACTCAATGACGAGTTGCCTGAGTGGGCAAGCATTATCTACCACTTCCGCATAGCAACACACGGCTCTGTCAACCTCGCTAACTGCCATCCGTTCTTAGACGAGGAGCGAGGTGTGGTCTTCGGACACAATGGTATCTTGCATATCAAGAACTTCGGAGATATGACAGACTCTGAAACGGCATTCAGATACCTGCTTGCTCCGAACATTCAAGAGCAGAACATCATGCAGAACGCAGAGTTAGACATCGCGGTTGATGCGATAATAGACAGTAGCAAGTTCGCTTTCATGAATACCAAAGGAGAAGTCAAGACCTACGGACAGTTCATTGACGAGGACGGACTGCTCTTCTCGAATACCACATACAAGTCATACGCAAGATACGGTGGTTACAACTTTGAGGACTGGGGCGACTGGGGTTGCTACGATGGGTGGAGCAAAGACCCATACGAAGAGCCGTCATACTACAAATACTACGAGGACTACGAAGAAGCGTGGTCTTTGCTGTACAAGCATGTGATGAATGCGAAAGAGAAGGGAAACACGTTCGGCAAGAAGTCCTTCAAGAAGTTCAAGAAGGAATGTAAGGACATCGGTCTTGATACCCTCAACGACACAGACTTTGTTGAGATATTCAACGATGTGTTACGCTCGATTGATAACGGAGATTAAAACCTTAGACCTGTCACCACTGTAACGGTGGTGGCAGGTTATCATTTAGAAAATATAAAAAATATGAAACAAGAAGATAAAAATTTGCTACTCCGTGACCTCTGTATGAGGTTGCCGTATGGAGTTATGTGTTCGTGCATAGATAATAATTTTACTCCGCCATCTATTGATAGAGAATTAATATCAATTAATTTACAAGATGAAACTGTTATAGTTAGCAATGATGTTTGGAATAGTGATTTTTATATTGAGTCTATAAAACCTTATCTCCGTCCAATGTCAAGCGTATCAGAACTTATAAGTGCAAAGGAATGGTCAAGTCTTGGAGGCATAGAGCTTATTGATTGGTATAATGCTAATCATATAGATTATCGTGGCTTAATTCCAAAAGGTCTTGCCATTGAAGCACCCAAAGGAATGTATAACTTTTAATTTAAGGAGGAAAAGAAATGAATGAAATGTATTGGATAACAAGGTTCGATGGTATATTAACCGCTATGATAATACCTATGGTAATATTTTTGGTTGTAGCGTTTGGGCTATTACTCGCATCTTTTGATTGTTATGATGATGCCCAGACAAAACGCATTCGTAAGCGTTCTGCAATATGCGGAAGCGTAGGAATATTCCTTTTGATAGCACAAGCATTCGTGCCTACCACCAAGCAGGCACTGATAATCTATGGAGTCGGTGGAACCATTGACTATGTTAAGGGTAATGACACGGCAAAGCAATTGCCTGACAAAGCAATCATTGCTCTTGACAAATATTTAGAAAGTATTAACGAAGATAAAGAAGAACAACATGGAAATAAATAACAAGTACAATGTAGGTCAGACCTACTATAGATTCAGAGAAGGAGTGATTGAAGAAGTCCTCTTCACCAGACTGGTTTGCATAATAGAAACGTCGGGTATTACCTATAAATATAATGGTAAATATTCCAATCGTTTCTTAGAGCTTGAAGAAGAGAGTAGGCTCGGCAATCTCTTTGAAACAAAAGAAGAGTGTAGGAAGTATGCCATATCCACTATCTTAGAACAGTAAGAACATGGAACAGAAATATAAATCAGCACTTGAAGCAGCGCGTAAACTGCACGGCTGCTACTGCAACAACAAAGAGCAGCGCAAGATGATTGAGTTCATCTTCCCGGAACTTGAGGACAACGCAATCGACAACGACAAACTCAAGGCGAGGTTGATTGACGAGATAACGACATCAATCTGCTTTTGGATTGACCAGCACTCAGACACACCTCTTACCAAGAGGGACCACTACGACATCAGACATGCCATAATGGCATACGACTGGGACAGAGTGGCATACTACATGAGAATCAAATCTCCCAATCGTGGCACTTGATTAACCTCTTATACACATCAGCCATACTCTCCCCTCCCCTCAGCATAACCTTGGCTATGGTGTTGTACTCCCAAACGGAAGGCAGCACCATGCCTTCGTAATGCACAGATGCGTAGGGGTCTGACTCTACAAGAGCGAGCTTCCCTCTCCTGCTCATGCCGTTCAGATACTGACTCCACAGTGAGCGGCAATCCTTGTAGCTCTTGCGCAGTCTGCCCATAAGGTAAGGAACTAACTTCTCGTGACCTTCGAACATCTCTCTAAGATAGGTGTTCATGTCCATGAGCAACCCCTTGTTATTTACTATCGCAGGTATCTCTATTGAGTCCCTTACCTTCTCGCATCCGAGGGTAGCAAGATGCTTCTCAGCGGTACTTATTCTCATAGTGCCGTTGAGAATGCTATTGCGTAATTCCAATGCTGCTGCGTGTGATATACCAAGACGCTCATACCATGTGCGTTCGTATGAGATATACAAGAGCAAGTCAAAACAAGTACCAATCATAAGTGATTAAACATAGTTAAAACATTTTGATGAATGACTAAAAGTTGTAACTTTGTGATTGAAAGTTGTCGCTTTCATAACTCATCAATGCAAATATAATCACTTTTCATCAGTAAGAAAATCTCCTTAGGTTGAAAGACAACTTATCAAGGAGAGCAATATCAATTATTAACCCTTAACAATTTACAGACATGGTAATTAAACAACCATCAGAACTGACGTGCAAGAAGCACATCAGCATGTTAGTGTACGGACAGCCCGGCATAGGCAAGACCACGCTCGGATGCTCCGCTCCTCAGCCAGTCCTCTTCGACTTCGACGAGGGAGTTCAGCGTATGAACGTGGCGCATCAGGTTCCTACCGTTCAGGTTCAGTCTTGGAACGATGTGCTTGAAGCGCTCAACGAGATTAAGCAGGGAGCATTCCCATGCAAGTCTATAGTCATAGACACCGCAGGCAAGATGCTTGACTTCATGTCCAAGGACATCATCGACCACAACCCACGCTACGCGCAGTCAGACGGAGCGCTTACGCTCAAAGGCTACGGAGCGCGCAAGCAGATGTTCGTGCAGTTCGTCAAGGACGTATTGTCAAGCGGACTCAACGTAGTCTTCGTGGCTCACGAGAAAGAGGACAAGCAAGGCGATGTAATCATACGCCGACCTGATATGTCTGGCTCATCGCTCGGCGACCTCATGAAAGAGATTGACCTCGTTGGCTATATGTACGCGGACATCAACAACAGACGCGTCATATCATTCGAGCCGAACTCTTCGTTCTATGCCAAGAACGCCTGCTCGGTTGCAGGTACAGTAGAGGTTCCTGTGGTAGTCAAGGACGGCGAAGCGGTTGGCAACAACGCGTTCGTCAGCGACATCATCAAGTCCTATGTTAAGTTGCAGGAAACAGGAGCGGACAAGCGCAAGGAGTATGACAAACTCATTGACGACTACGCGTCAGAAATCTCGGCAATCAAGGATGCCAAGTCTGCCAACGCAGTCCTCGGCAAGTTTTCAAAGGAGCAGCACATCTTCAACTCTCGTCTAAGAATAGGCAGGATGTTGAACACCAAGTGCACCGAGCTCGGATTAAAGTACGACGACAAAACAAAGAAGTATGCCTAAGTATGTAATATATCCGTCACTCCTCGATGCCTATCAGCGCATGATAGACTCCGACCTTATGGCGGAAGAGTCGTGGAACATCACGCCAGAGGGCGACTATCGAAAGACTCCCGACGAGATATATCAAGACAACAGACAGGCTCTGCTTGATTCCATAAACAGAGTCAAGCACGAGCCGTCCGAGGCTGCCGACAGAGGAACAGTCTTCAACGAGTTGATAGATATGGCTGTCGAGAACCGCTCCACTCCGTCGCGTTCAGATATTACCGATGTGAAGTCGGACGCGATATTCGCGCACGGCACAATGAACGAGAAGGAATACCTGTTCGAGGTCAACCTAATCTACGATGCGAGAGATTATCTCAAGGGTGCCATGCCGCAGGTCAGAGTTGATGCCGACATTGATGTTGACGGCAACACAGTACACCTCTACGGCTATGCCGATGAGGTTCTGCCGTCCAAGGTCATCGACCTCAAGACCACCAAGCGCTACGAGTTCGGCAAGTACAGCAAGCACTGGCAACGCCATGTCTATCCGTACTGCCTGACCAAGAGCGGAGAGTGCGAGGACATCAAGTCATTCGAGTTCCTTGTGTGCAAGATGTACGAGTCGGCATCCAAGGGAATGTTCGTCGGAGAATACTACAAAGAGGAGTACACGTTCAACTATCAGCAGAGCGAATCGGAGATACGCAACATTCTACGCTCGTTCATCGGCTGGTTAGAGAACAACAGAGAATTGATAACGGACCACAAAATCTTTGGTCTGAGTGATTAAAAACGAGAGCGTGGGAGTTTGTACCACCAAGTACCTTCCACACTCTCTAACCCAAAATTTAATATGACAAAGATAAGCAAAACGCAACTCATACACAACTACCTCAAGCAAGGACATTCTCTAACGCAGGTAGAAGCGTACGAGAAGTTCGGCACAACGAGGCTGTCGGCTATCATCTACAGTCTGCGGCATGCCTATAACGCAGACATCATTTCGGAGACAATCATCGTGAAGGACAGGTTCGGCAACGACTGCTTCATCGCAAGTTACAAACTCAATGCAGCATAATGTGAATCAATGAAAGTAAAGAACAGCATACTATTACACGAAGAACAACTCAGCGTTGCTATGGGCGCGCTCAATAACGAACAACTCGGCGAGGTTATCAGAGCATTTGCAGACTGGTCTTTCAGCGGCAAGGAATACTCCACTGATAATGGTATGCTTATGTATGCTTACAAGTCATTGGTAAGCCAAGCCGAGGTTGACATTGCCAAGTACAAGAAAATCTGCGAACGGAATCGGTTGAACGGACAGAGAGGTGGACGACCAAGAAACCCAGAAAACCCAGTGGGTTTTTTGGAAACCCAAACAAACCCAACCGAACCCAAAAAAGCCGATAATGATAAGGATAATGATAAGGATAAGGATAATGATATAATAACTATAAAAGAGAAAAGAAATATACAAGAAAAGAAATTCGACTTCAAGTCAAGTCTGATAGATATGGGTGTCGATACTCAAGTAGCATCCGATTGGCTGCAAGTTCGCAAGAACAAGAGAGCGAGCAACACAAAGACAGCCTTTACAAGACTGAAATCTGAGATTGAAAAGATATGTGCCGCGCGCGGAATGACACCCACAGAGGTAGTCAGCATAGCGGTAGAACGCAGCTGGCAAGGTATCAAGGCTGAGTGGATTGACAACGTGACACGCAGCGCGCAAGCATCGCTCGCAACAACACAGTCGAAGGTGTCTGCAAAGACAACCGAACAGGACTGGCTCAACGGATGGATTGACGAACAATAACTTTTACTTCTATGAAATTAAACTTAATCAAAGACGCGGTTATCGAAAGCGTACAGGACAACACCAAGAGAGAGTGGTGTCACTTCAAACTCGAATCAACGCAAGAGGAAATGAAGTCTTTTCTGACCGACTTATGCACAAGGTTCGAGCCTGCGTTCCAATGGTACGACGACTACAATGCGATAGCCGACTGGCTCATCGACAACAAAAGCAAAGGACTATTCCTTATGGGCGGATGCGGTAACGGCAAGACACTATTCACAACAAAGGTATTGCCTGCCATATACCAAGCAGCCTTCAACAAAAGGCTCGCTGTGTACGACGCGAGAATAATAAACTCCAAGGCTGACGAGGTAAGGAACAAACTCTTTCTCTGCATAGACGACATCGGAGCGGAGCCAAGGCATAAGGAGTACGGCAACGAGATTGAAGTGTTCTCAGAGGTTATGGACAATGCCGAGAAGGAAGGCGGCTTTGTCATAGTGACAACAAACCTTAGTGGACAAGAACTCAAGGACAGGTACGGAGAGAGGTGTCTTGACAGAGTGAAGGCTGTCTGCAAGGTAATCGTATTAAACAACATTAAATCACAAAGGAAACAATGAAACAGGAAACAAGCAAACGGCTCAAGAATTTGCTCATGGGAGCGTCTTTAGTGTTCGTGGCGATATTCTTCTCGCTTCTGATATTTCAGAGCCTTACGTTCAAAATAAACAACCCTCTCGTCTTTGATGCGCCGCTGGTTATTGCCGCGGTATTCCAAGTCGGGAGATTCGCGATAGACCTTTTTGACAATTCAAACACTTAAAACAATGGACAAGGAAGTAAAAAACACAGCCAAATGGCTATGGATTGCGGTAGTCATATCACTCACGATAGTAGCGGTAACAACAAGCGTCTGTCATTACAGACCGTTCATCGTCGATGCTCTGCTTGTTGACCTGCCGATAGTGGTAATGATAGCATGTTTAATCTACTTGGCTTTTATTTACGCATTAGACGAATAGAATATGAAACGCACAGAAACAAGAAAGATGCTCACTGCATTGGTCAAGTTCCTCAGCGAGCAGGAGAATAGGGAACTTAGCTCGCTTTCAGTAAGCGACCTTAGTAAAATCAGAGAGTGCATAATGGTACTGAGGAGGCTTGTATGGTAATCAATAGATACGCAGACCGACACAGGAAGATATTCGTTCACAACATGGACGACACTTCCGCGCTCGTCAGGTTCAGCTACTACAACAGGCACTACCTGATGTACTCCAAGAACATCAAGGAACTCAAATGCCTGCTCGATGAGAACAGACATAGTTATGAGAAAAGCAATGGTGTCGTGGCAACCACAGCAGAGGCGTTCCTGCGACACGAGTTAATATCACAAATCAGAAAGGACAAAGCAATATGGCACTGATAACAATAACGATGGAAACAGACACGCCGATAACCCTCAGCGATGTACACGACATGGCGACAGCCTACGACGCGTCTTACATCGAGGTTGACGGAGCAATAAAGTACAGCAACCACAAATGGGAAGACGAAGACAACTTCCTTGAGTGGTGCAAACGTGACGACATCACGGCTGTAATCAACGAGGAAAGCCTTGACGACATAGCAGACCGCAGAGAAGATGAAGACAAGGAAGCCGAGCAGGAATACAGAGATATGCTCTCGGCTGAAATCAGCGGCAAACTTAGTTACTAACCAAACAACAACTCCAAATGAAAGACAAACTTATCAAAGACTTGTTTAAGAATATAGCAAACATAGCAAGTGAAACAAAGACAGAAGACCTATCAGAGGAACTGAGAACATTCGGCTCGCCATTCCAGCTGGCGGCATGGAGCGAGCGCAACTTCGAGCTCAACCTCAGAGAAGACTACAAGCGCAAGACAACATTCATGTCCGACTTCTCTATCGCAGAATGGTACGGAAAGGACGCTCTCGTTGACACACTCAAAAGGGCGGTCAGCGAATGGAAGGACAACATCGAGTACATGGCTGAAATGATACTCGCCCTCAACTCTAAGTCTTGGGAAATGGATTCACGCCTGCACGAAGGATGGTGCCGGCTCTACTCCGAGCTGTACTACGCCTTCAAGGACTTCTACTTCGACTACTTCAAAGGCAACGACGAAGCAATGCAATACTACTACGACTACATCGACTAAACAAAATGAGCAACAAAGCACACAGATTCAAGAGGGGCAACAACCTGTACTTGGTTGAGGCTAACGCTGCAAAGCCACAGACGTATGTGGTTTTCCGCTGCAATGAGAGTGAGAAGGATGGGCGTTCTGTCACTGTGACGTACAGAGTGACGACAGATAGCAGCATCTATGACTTCTGCGATGAAGAAGAAGCCAAGACGCTCAAGCGCAGCGATTCATTCTACAAGAAGCACATCGAAGCCAAGCGCAAGGCTGTGGCGCTATTCAGAAAGAAATAGCATTAAACATTTTTACTAACCTAAAACAAAAACAACATGGCAACAGTAACAGGAGATTTATTCAAAAGACTAATTGACTTCGAACTTACAACCAAAGAGTTTGAAACAATGAAAGAGTATGGTGACAAGATACGCAAGTACACAGAATCAGATTCGTTTGATAAAGAGAGCGAAGCGGTCAAAAGTGTAATCCTTGCCAAGTTAGCGTGTGTTACCGCTATGATGACTATCATTAACACACATATCACATTGCTAAAATCAGGTGTGGAAGATAATGCAAGTGACTTGGCTGATATTCTTGAAGGTCTTAAAAAGGAAACAGATGACAAAGAAGGACTATCAGAATAAGAAACAGGACTGGTCGGAGAAGACAGAGCAGCTCAACAAGAAGGATGAGCACCTCGCAAACGAGATAAGCAAACGGCTGATGTTACTTGGCAACCTCGCAGATATGATGGACAACTGCGTGGCTGACATTGCCGAGCTGACGAAGGGAACACCTTACGAGTTACGCAGAGAGGTTAAGCAGGAGTACAACCGACTTGTTCCGCAAGTACGCAAGTTCCGCAGAGTAACCTTTGATGTGTTCACCGACTTGAATGTGTCGGTGCTTGCCGACAACGGCATAGAAGCGGACGAGGCTGATGTCGCAGAGGCAAGCGACCTCAACTACAAGATGCAACTCGCCTTGTATGACAAACTCGGGAACACCTTGTGGGACACAAAGAAGTATTTGTATCTGATGAATTGCATCTACGGACTGAGCAATTCACGAACCTATGAGATAAGGAAATGATGGGAAATTAAGGGGGAATTTCCCCTAAATAAAAAAACTATGGAAAAGAAAACTAAAAACATGAATACAGAAGACATCAAAGTCTTTATCAAGAACCGAGCATTGAGATGTGCTGGCTCTTGTAATTCACAGAGTACATTAGAGTTCAATGTACTGAATGAATTGTATTTCGATTTGTTCGGAGAACCAGCAGTCAATACTATTCCGCCATACGGCTTTTCTAAAAAATAAAACTATGGACGAATTAGAAAGACTTTACAACGAGCTGCCATACTTCGACAAACAGAAGTTCATCAGAAGACACCTTGATGATGCAAGGCAAGAGGACATCGACGACAAAGCCAGCGAACCAAGAGTATTCTATTACTCTGACTTAGACCCCTACGATAGAGAAGAGGTTAGAATGGAGGCGATAGAAGATGCTTCTACTTCCGAGTTAAGAGATGAGTTGGAATGTCGTGGGTATGTCGTGACAAAAAAATAATTGTATAACCTTTCCAGTCTGCAAAGAATTATAAAGAACTGGAATAAAATGGAAATGACTATGGAAAAGAAATACGAAGTAACAATAACATCGGACAAAAACAACAAATTGCGCCTTGATAGAGCAAACACTGGCTTTAATGGTTTGGAACTCTTAGGTCTTTTAGAAATCCTTAGAGAGGACATAATGAAGCAAATGAAAGGTGAGAAACGACCAGAGATAGAACATAAAGCAAAAGTGATTATTAACGAAGATAAAGACAAAGAACTATGAAATGGGAATATAAAAAACACACAATAGAAGTGAACGACGACGGCTTTTTTGCTTTCAAAACAGCCGATGGATTATATCATTCTTGTGATACGCTACGCGAAGCAAAGGAATTGATAGATAAACTTATGGCAGAGTATTACAATATGACACAGGAGCAATACAAGATGTTGCTTAACAAGCTCACCGACAAAGAAAAAGACTTCGTTAAGTCTATGGTAGATGAGTTGCGCATACACGAAGACAACCCATACTGCGAACTCGGTCTGTGTCATTTCGATTTTACATTACCCAAAAACGAATAAGTTATGAAAGCATACACAGATATAGAACAGAGTAAAAAGTTGGCTGAGATACTGCCAATCGAAAGTGCGGATATGACTTATGATTGGGCAGTGATTGATAAAGAATATTCTACTATTCCTTATTGTCGAAAGCCAATAGATGACGAGCTGCCTTGTTGGAGCCTTGCTGCATTGCTTGATGTTTTAGAAAGCGAAATTGATGGAGAGGATGGTAAGACTTATCAGTTACTCATTAATAAAGAACGTACTTGGTGGTATGTTTGGTATAAAGAACAATATGATGTATCAGATACTATTGAAATAGCATCTACCGAAGAACTAATTGACGCTTGCTACAATATGATATTAAAATTACATGAACTTAAAATGTTGTGATTATGAAAACAAATGAAGAAAAAGCAAGAGAGATAGCGAATAATTGTTCAACAGAAATCATTGGAGCAGAAGTGAGCGATGAGACTTACATTACCACAGAACCAGACTGCTACGATGCTGCACTGACAATGGCTAAATGGAAAGACGAGCAACCAATAATGGAAAGTGACGGATGGCATACTGAGGAGCCAACAGAAAATGGATGGTATCTTGTCGATACACCTGACTTTCCAAAGAACTGCGAGTGTGTGGTGGCAGAGTGGGACAACGATGCAAAGCACTTCTACGATGAACATTCCGATTTTCCAATAAAATTCAATCGATGGAAACTTATAGAAAGGGGGTGAACTATGCTAAACAAGAACGCTGTAATAATATTAAAGTGTATCATGGACCGGGACAAGTGCGATATGGAGTCTGCATTTAAGTTCATAGAGCACAACCAAACCTGTTACAACCTTGCAATGGCAGTTGCGCGAGCGAAAGACGAGCAAAGAAAATGGCATAAAGTGGCAGAAGACGACCTGCCCAAAGAAGGTGGCAATTATTGGTGTAAACTAAAAGATAAATACATACAGGGCAGTTCCCATTATAAGCAGCATTGCAATAATGGTTATTGCATTTTGCAATGGCTTCCTAAAAAGAAAGTATGGAATGTCAGATATAACACCGAAGTTGAGGCGTGGATTGAGTTACCAAAATATAACGAAGAATAAACTATGACAAATGAACAAATGATATTTTGTGTGTTAAAAGAACACACAATGACCGATAGGGAACAACTTGCCATGATGGCAGAATTGAAAGACAAACAATTTGCCCAAGAGAAGCAAGCCTTAATAAACAAGGCTTGTGAGTGGCTGAAAGAAAATTACCCATATTATTTTGAAATTGACATTGAAGAGGAATTTCGCAAAGCAATGAAAGGAGGTAGCAATGAGTAAGAAATTTGGACGAATAAAGGCTGGCGATGATTTGTACATCATCAAAGGCTGTAACGTGGAGATAGTCAAGGTGCAGAGCGCAGAGTTAAACACAGCGAAGACAGCAGTGTTTATTATTTCCGAAGAGTGTGATTTCTCGGTGTATGCCAAACAATCATCGTGCCATTATGGAATGAAGATAGGTGACATTTACTGCGACATCGATGATGCGATGCGGAGAATGCAAGACATCTGTGCAAAAGCCTTGCACGATTACAAAGAAGCGAGCGGTGCATTAAACAAGTTAGAAACTAAAAAGAAAACACTATGACTGAAAAAGACTTAGAAACAATATGCCAGCACTACGGCATAAGGAAGCAAATAAAGAAACTCTCTGAGGAGGTGTTTGAACTCCAAGAGGCGGTGATAGATGCAGACCAAGAGTGGCATTTTAGTACGGACAACCCATTGGTTGAAATTGAGCGACCAATCATCCAACACATAGCGAAAAATCAAGGACACATTGCCGAGGAGCTTGCAGATGTGATGGTATTGTTGGAGCAGATAAGACTACATTACGATGTGCCAAGTCAAGCCGTACGAGGCATTATGATGGAGAAAGTAGATAGACAACTTAAACGAATTGAAAATGAAAAAGGAAGATAAAGATTTGCTACTCCGTGACCTCAGCGCGAGGTTGCCTTATGGAGTTAAGATACTACATGAAGGTTGGAACTATGAATGGGATGATGAATTATCCACAGTCGAAAGGGTTGTAGGTATTGATGATAAGTTTATTTACACCAAAGTGATTGATACACATAATGGTGAAGAATATAGAGATGATAAACATACTATTAGTTTATTCGATGATAAATTATTTCTCCGCCCGATGTCAAGTATGACAGAAGAAGAGAGGAAGGAATACTATTCTACTCAATCCGAATACACTCATAGGATTTATCCCGACTCCGCTGATTTTTCTGAACACACAGAATATTCGTGGACTGCAAAGACAATTGACTGGCTCAATGCTAATCACTTTGATTATCGTGGCTTAATTCCAAAAGGTCTTGCTCTGCCAGCACCAGAGGGTATGTATAATAAAATTGAGGAGGCACAACTATGAACTTCAAAGATTTAGAGGAACTAACAAGTCAGTATTACAACGCAAGAGAGAAGTTGTTTATGCTGATTAACCGCCACATCAACTTGCACAACATACGCAAGTACGACAAGTTTGTTGACTTCTCAATCGGGTTTGACTTCAAAGGCAACACGCTCGTCTATGCGTACTTTGAGTTTGGCGACACAGGAGAGAGAGATTGCAATGCAGAAACTATTAACCTAAAAGATATAGAACTATGAACTACGAAGAGAAATATAAAGAGGCTCTTGAAAGAGCCAAGAAGATGCTTGCATCAAAAAGAAGCGTTATTGTTGAAAAACAAGCATTGGAAACCGTTTTTCCCGAACTCGCAGAGTCAGAGGATGAGCGAACAAGAAAAGAACTTATGGACTACTTACATACAAGACAAGTTGTAGAGGGTTTAACGGACACAAAAGTTAAAATGTATTGGGTTACTTGGCTTGAAAAGCTGAAAGAACCAGAAGACAAGGGCGAAATCTCAGATGGGTATCACACCTTTAACGAGTTGTATCGTTATCGTATGCTATATAATGCAGCGTTCTTTAATCTGTTGCCAAAACAGATTGTTCACAAAAGCAAGAGGCATCATGATGGCGAGAAGTGCTTCGGTGGTGGATGGTTTATCGTGATGGCAAATCTCCCAACCGGACAAATAAGCAACCACTACGAACTCAAGGATTGGGATTTGTTTCAGATTCCTGAGAAGGAGGTTGCTGACGAATGGGACGGTCACACACCGCAAGAAGCAGCAGAAAGATTGCATGAATACTTGCTTGAAAAGCAAGGTCAGAAACCTGCTGTTTCAGACGATGCCAATAAAGATGGTATGTCGTTTACAATAACTCAAGACCAGATGGACGATTGGTTGAAGAAATATGTTGATGCAAGAACGCAAGACGCACAGGAATTTGTTTGGAGCGATGCAGATGAAGAAAGGTTTTTGAGTTGCCTTAAAATATTAGGAACAGGCAACACAGAACAGCCAGACACCATTAACACTATGTGGCTCAAGTCCATTAAAAACAGAGTTCAAACAATCGCGAAGTTCGTTGGCGAGGAGCAGTATATGAAAGGGGTTAGGGATGGTGTCAATGATGTCATCAAATCTCCCGAAGATTACGGACTCCTGCCTACTCCATTTTAAAAAGAAAGAGAAATAAAATGATTGATTTCTGACAAAAAATGATTATCTTTGTTTACAAACTGACAACATTATGAAAATAATCGTAACGCTTAAAGCGATACTTCCGTTGCAGACAATCCAAAGCAAGGACGGAAGTAAGACCTACACAAAGAGAGAGTTTATAGCAACAGAGAAAGATAGCAAGTACCCGAAAGATATATGCTTCACACTGTTCGGAGAGGACAAAGTGAAGATGCTCGATGGCTTCGTTGCAGGCAATGCACTTGAAGTGATGTACGACTTACAGAGCCGAGAGTTCAACGGACGGTACTTCACATCTGTCGATGTATGGAACATCAAGCCAGCAGGTGCTATAGCCGCTACACCAGCCGCTACTCCATCGGCAGCATCCATAACACCGCCTGTGTCCGCACAGCCTGTTGCTCAACCAGCAGAGCAGTCTGAAAAAGACGACCTGCCTTTCTAAACTAACCTAAACTATTTTACCATGTACTACAAAATCAAAATCAAAAGAACAAACATAGAAGACAAGACCATTGTCGAGGAATATGTAGTTGAAGAGGAGAACCTTCTCCTCGCAGTCACAAGACTTACCAAGGCTCTCTGTCAGACATACAAAGAAGATATTGATGTTATCTGCGCAGGAGAAATGAAGGTCGCTGAAATCGTCGGAACAAACGAAATCGATTTCCATTGGTACAAAGTCACTGCGGTGTCGATTGACGCAGGCACAAGCAAGGCGAGCAAGTTCTCGCTGCTCATATCGGCTAAAGACCAAGTGTCTGCAAACAACATAGCAGACCAACACCTCACGCAGGGGTACGATTTCAGAATCCTCAAGAACGAGGAAACCAAAATATCACACGTTTACGAGTTGTAATACGTGAGTTGTTTCAGATTTGTTTTATCTTTCTTCGCCTTTGTGCTGGCGACAATAGCGCAATGACAACCGGAAAGACGGTGGACTGCTGGAAAGACAGCTTGTTTTCATACTTTGCTTCTCCCCTTCCGCCCTTGTCGCGGAGGGGGAGTTTTTTATTTACACCTGAATACAAGACACAATAAAGGTTTTGCGCTTTACAGGATTAACCCATTACACGCAAAACCCAAACCCATAAATTACACTGACATCTTATAAGTCTTGTAAAATTTCGTAAAACCAAACCGAAGTCTGGTCTTACGAAATCCTACCACAAAGATAATTATTTTCTATTTCTTATCTCTATATTCTGTCAGCTTGAAAAGTTCTTCTCTTATTTGCTCTGTTACATTCTCGTATCTTGAAACAAACGAGGCATTATCTTCAAGCTTCGCATCATAAGATTCAGACGACAGATATTCTTTTGCCTTAACATTATCTTTTGACAATTCTCCAACATTCATCAAATTCGGCTTCCATAAATCATCAGGAAGGAGCTTAATCGTTGCTACATTTATAGCGTCCTTTGCAGCCTTGCCTAAGTCTTTAATGTATTTACCATACAACTTGCATACTATAGCCACTTCAAGGTTGCTTGGTTCATCATTATGCGACTTTCTGTACTCATCGCAATAGTCCATAGTCTTGTTGAAGTTATCTTCGTACAGGTCTGTTTTGGCTTTATCTGCAAACACTCTTTTCGCAAGGCTTAAAACCGCAAGCTTTCTTTTGCGAGGCTTGTTTTTAAACTCCTCTTGCTTCATCTTTATCTTTTCGCTGTAAGCCTCCGGACTAAGTACGATGTTTTCGTCCTTTATGCTGCTACTGTAATCGACATAGAATTTGCTTATTTCCTTCGCTTCAAGCAAGTCGTTCTTTGTCAGAGAATAATTTACCGTCTTCTTTTTCTTTAGCTTATCTCCGGTAACAACCTCGTACATTTCCTTTTCCTCTGGATTCAACTCCCATTTTAATTCTGATAAGCGACCAAGGTTTTTGGTTATCTCATTTAGCTTGTACACGTTGCCCCTATCTATTTTTATTCTGCCGGCATCAATTTGTTTTGCCTCGCTCGAAGCATACTTTTTGAACTGCTCTTGCTCATATTTAGACACCCTCGTGTCATCATCTATTCCCAATAATTCAAGGTTCTTATCGATGGTTGTCACTATGCCGCTGCCATAAGCGAAGAAGTCAGCAAAACGCGCATCATTCATCGCTATCTTATTCGCAAAATAATGTCCGCCCTCTGTGTACGAATACGCGAAATTCGGCAATTTTGATGCTGCGTCATCCCTGTCCGCAACGTCCTCTATATACTTTTTATCATCAAGCCAAAATCCCATCATTTCAACAGGAGCAGAAATGTCGTTTAAGACACCATTAGCAAAGTTTGAAATCATAATAGCTTCCAAGTCCTTACCCTTTCCATTGTATTCATTATCAACTGCATCTATTACGCCATAAGCCAAACCCTTGAATACGTTGCTTATTGGTATTGCGCCATCAACACACGCTTTCGCAACCCTTGAGCAAAGCTCGCTTTCTGTTATCAGTCCATTCTCACGGAGGGCTACATTGACACCTATTGTAAAGATAACTCTATCTTCCTCTGGAATTGTTGTCAGTATTTTTAACCATGGACCAGAATCATCAGCATATCGCATAATTCCGCTATATGCAAAATCCTTGTCACGAGAACCCTTGAGCCAAGCTTCTTCTTTTATTCCATGATTCTTCTTGTCATCATCATCATCGTCTCCACCAAACATTGACAATATCAATCCTACTCCAGTTTGACCAACCAAGTAACCGTATATAGCGTACAGACTCAAAGCAAATGACGCAGCGGCAAGTTTTCTCACATACCTTTTCTTTGATAGATACTCGCCATCAAATGTTGTACGACCAAAATACTTTGACAGAGCGTTCATCTGTCCCTGTAATGTGGCGTTATAGAATATAGAATACTGAGATGGTACGGCGAAGCCATACTCACCTCTTCCGCCTCTAAGGAAGTTCGGTCCAACATTTCTCGAAACCCTCGCAGCATCTCTTGCTGTCCATCCACTTTCCATCAACATCGCAAACGCCAAGTACCTATTCGTTACATCGTTTGTTCTTTGTATCAAGGTAAGCGCGTTGTATATCTTCTTGAGATATATAGATGCGCTATGCTTATTTACACCAGCTCCTATACCAGAGATTTCCTTTGATATATCTTTTAGGCTCATGTAGTCAACAAACGCCTCAGACGTAGTGAAACCTGCATTTCCTGCATACATCTGGAACTCCTTGAAATATCTCATTATTCCAGATTTATTGGCAATGTCGCTATCAGATTCATGCTTCAACAAAGCAGCACATAAAGTCTTCTGAACTCTTATGTATCTATCAGGTCTAAAGAACGACTCAGCCCATTTAGCGACAGCCTTTTTCACTCCATACTTCTCTGCAAATGTCATATACATCTGACTTGCTCTTGTGAGGTATTGTCTTTTTATTTCAGATAAAACAAAACTTGCATTAAGAGTGGTAAATATTGTAGAGCCAAACGCTCTAAGACCATTCGTAGTGTTTCTAAGAACCTTAATTCTGTTTTTACTTCCGTTTACAGCATCTGCTATAGCGTAGTTTTCCTCAGAGCCCCAATCTATCGTGTAAGTTTCTCCGCCGACCATTACTATACTCCTTGCCCTTCTATCATCAGTTCTTGCTTCGCCTTTTTTTATTGTGAACAATCCTGTTCTTTCGCCAAAAGCACTGTTATCAATAAGGTCTTTGAAAATCTTTAAACGGAATCTGTTTACCGTAGATACTCTTATAGCTGCATCCATTTGTGATATAAGATTAGCTATACAATCTTCACCAAAAGATTCGCCACCCTTAGAGCGAGTAGTCAAAGAGCGAGCACTATTCTTTGAACGGTCGCCCTTTATCAATCCTCTGCTTATTAACTCATCAAGTATAGAATCCCTGTCATCATCTTCATCCTCTTTGTCGCCATACACACCCTTGTTTGGAACGTAATATTCATTGCTCCATTCATTGCGTAAATCTGCGCTTATATAACCGCTATCGTAAAGCAAGTCCCTATAATAGCTTGTTATAGCCCTTATGGCTTCCCACTGGTTATTTATAGCATCTCTTACATCAGTGTTTAATGCTTGCAATCTTATCACGCTCTCAACAAGAGTATCTTCATTGGAAACATTCTCAAAGCCATCAATCTCTTTTATCCAACTAACATCGCTTGAACTCAGCAACGCCTCTGCGCTTCTTGTGTTATAACCCTTCTGCTTTCTCTCGACGGCACTATGGCTCATCAAGTATATGTCAAGCAGCTTGCGAGCCTTCTCCTTGCCGATTTCCTCTCCGTTGCGCAACTTGAGTTTTGATAATACTTCCACAGCCGCCGTTGTTGTTTTCTTGATTCCGTTCTCTATCAGGCGCTGGTTAGCATCTGAACTCTCAGTCTTTATTGTTTGACCTATTGCTTCATAGTCGTAATATGGACATTCCTTCATATCTAAGCCGTCCATACCAATAGACCTTCTGAATCTGTCTATCGCTTTGTATAACAAAAGAATCGGTTTGTTGTTATCAATGGCTTCTGTAACAAGAGTACCTCTTCCCTTTTTCGTAAGAACCTTGCAGAAATTCTGTATAAAATTCGCAGCTCCATGCTTCACAGACAGCTTCTCTGCTATGCTTATCGCCTTTTCAACTTCATCAACAGTAAGTGAAGGCTGTGAGGTGTTTCTTAACTTCTCGTGTACATCATCTGATATTGTCTTGGCAGCCCACTCTTCTACTGTCTTGCCAGATATAATATCCCTTACTGCGCTTGTAGCGATGTCTGTCAGCGTGGTATTGTCTATCTCCTCATCCGTCCATTCGCCAAACGCGCTCTTTATGGACTTGAACATATCGACAAAGAATCTACGCAAGGCTGATATTACATTCTTTAGCTCACTGCCGCTGCTGTATTTTGTTTCAGCAAACTCGGTCAACACTTCAAACCTGTCACCTATCATTCTCGCAAGAACCTCGTCGGCAATCTCGTCGTCACTCAGCATTCCGTACTCATCAGATGCCTTCAACTCGGCAAATAACAGATGCTGCTTGGCAAGACTAAGACCATGCTCGTACAGCTTAGGGTTGATTTCCGACAGCAAATTCATCCACAAGTGACCTAACTCGTGCACCATTGTATTGGCATTCAGTACCTCGTCATTCAGGTAGATGTGTCGAGCAACTACGTTGCCCTCGGCATCCCTCTCTATCTCGCACCAGCCATACACTGTGCCGTCAGAGCCTTCCATCAGCTGAACGTTGTCGGCTACTCCACCCCTCTGCTCCAGAAGTTCCTTAGCCGCCTGAGCAGGAGTGATGTGGTTAGCTCTCGCATACTCCTTCACAGCTTTAGCGAACTCGCCACGAGGCTCGCCATTCATCATCTCAGAGAAACTGCTTGAGGTCAGCCTTCCCTTGCTTGCATTAGCCACCTTCTTTATGTGGCTCATCATCTGCTTGCCATATCTCTTGGCAGTTTCTGTTATGATGTTCTTCTTGTCTATATGGAAACTATAACCCTCAGCTCGCCAATCTATACCGTTGACTTTAGCAAACGCCTGCGCTTCCTTGTTTATCTTCTTTTGCCTCTCTATGGCTTCCTTCTGGGCTTCCTTGTTGCCCTCTTTCCTCGCCTTTTGGTAGTCTGCCATAGCCTCTTCCTTTTTCTCTACAAACTCATTCAGCTTCTTAATCGCGGCAGCCTCCGCTTTTGTTCTCTTCTTAGTCGCAGCAGGCTTCGCTTTTGCTTTCTCCTCTTCATCCCACTGAGCCAAGTGTGCATTCACAATATCTATGTTCTCGCTGTCATTTACTCCTTCTGTTGAAACTTTGCGGTCATACTCAGACGACTGGTAGGCATCACGCTCATCGCCTGTCACCTCGCTATTACCATCGACTATATTGTCCTCTTCTTTCTTCTCTTCCTCTGTCTGAGGCTTCTCCATAGTCAGTCTGTCTAACATCTTCATCGCATCATTGAGGCTCAATTTCAGCAAGCCCTGAGTCTCCATGCTTTCCTTGCGAGCCTTCACAGCGGCAGCATACTCATCGCTTCCCACCTTGATTCCCTTAGCCTTCAAATCTCCTATTATCTTTTCTCTGAGCTTAATACCTGCTTCATTTGGATTCTTATACTCGTGATTAGACAAATAGTACACACCATTATGCTCGGTTATCTCATATTTGGTGTCCTTGAAGTTCTCGTTCCATATCTCATCTTTGGCTTCCGAACTGTTCAGGTGGTCCTTTTTTTCCACCGTTATATCTGTGCCATTGCCGAATCCATTATTGGCAGCTTTATTCATGCCTGTTATTGAGAGTCTTATCGCGCTTGCTATCAGAGGGTCTGGGTAGTCTATTCCACTCGCCCTTTTGATAGCGTTAGCAAACTCGTTGAATGTTCTCACAGGCAAGTCGCCGTCAAGACCGAAGTCCTCCTCGGTCAACTTTCCGTTCACAAGCTTCTCTATCATCGCGTTGGTCACAGAGTAAGAGCCGTCGTTTCTCTTCACAGCTCCCTCTATCTCTCGTTCTGATTGGAATATCAACGCCATTTTGCCATTTGGCACCTGAACACCGAGAGCCTGTCTTCTCTGCCACTTCTCGTATTCCTCTTGTGTTTTCACGTCGCCTCTGCTAACTCTGTCTTGTTCCTTCTTTTTCTCGTCCTTGTTCTTCCAGCTTTCCACAGAGTCGTAGTATTCTTCATTTGGCGAAGTTCTCAAGCTGAATCCTCTGGCAAACTTCTTAAAGTACACCTTCTGTTTGCCCTCTCCGTAATCTATGTACAGGGTGCCATCCTCGTCCTCGAAACGTGCATCTCTCTGCTCGCCATCAAAGCGTCTTTTTAGATACTTCTTCATTTCAGATTCAAGATTGTCCTTCTCCTTCTGTGTCAAAGGCTTCTTCTCTCCTGCATCTGCACCTTCTTCCTTTTCTTCCACGCCATATATCAGCTTGTCCATAAGCTTAGACATATCATCCTCAGCGTTGGCGTTTCCGTCATTTATCTCTTCCTCTGTAACTTTTGCCCAAGCCTTGCTTATCTTCTCACGAATCTCGTCACTAATATCTGTAGTCTCCACTTTCTTCTCTTCGTTTTCACCGACCTTTATCTCGCGCGTTTCTCCTGCTGTGTCTATATCGTCGCAAGCTTCGGCTATCTTATCCATCAGTTTAAGCTCTTTTTCGGTGAAATCAGACGCAGCCATTCCATCTGGGCGTATTCCGACCATCGTCGAAATCATCTTTTCTCTGACGCTTCTTGAATGTCTAAGTCCCTTGTTCTTGCCATTTTTATCAAACCTCTTCTCGTTGAACCACTTGTTCATTCTGTCCAAGAACGAACGGCTCAGAGGTGTCTCAGCATCATCAGCCGTATCTTCTTCTCTCGATTCAACTATTCTCTCTTGCATTTCTCCTGACTCTTCGCTACCACTCTCTTCATTAGTGTTATCACTTCCCTCTATTGTCAAATTCTCTGGTGGAGTTGGCAGTTCGTTCTGCTCCTCAGTGCCACTTTCCTCGGCAGCTTTCTCAGCCTCGTACTTCTCCCTCGCAGTAGCCAGAGTCTCCTCAGCCTGCTTCTGCTTCTCTTTAAGTTCAGCCGCTCTACGTTCCTCGGTTTCTTTGAGCTTCCTTGCCTTTCTCTCCTCTGTTGTTTCCTTTTGCTCAACTCTCTCTTCTTGAGTATCAGCCACCTGTTCTTTGTTATTCTCGCGGTTGTTCAGCTCAATCTTCATCCTTTCCTCTGCACTCAATGTGCCTTCCTTCATAGACTTCCCATCCTCAGAATATTGCTGTCTTATGTTTTCCCATTTCTCCAAATTTGCATTTAATTTCTTTATGTCCTTTAAAATCTTTGCCAAATCATTTACATCGGCTGCAACATTCCCTTCTTCTATATCATGCCTTCTAAGCATTTTTTTCGACAAGTCACTGAGAGTCTTTTCTATCTGATTATCAGCCATAGATATTAGACCGGCAGGGTTATTCTTAGCCATGTCTTCAATCACTGCATCCGCTTCGTCTTTTGCGCTTGCTTCATTTTGAGTTTTTTCAAGTCTTTCTGGCACACCGTCTATCTCATTTTCTTCAATAGCATTAAAGAAAGATTCTTCAACAGAACCGCCCTGCTGCTCAGCAATACTCAATATCTCGCCCAAAACCTTTTCGTGGTACGCCATAGAGCGTTGTAAATTAACAGATTTACTCAGCAAGACCTTCCCATTCAGCTGACCTTTTATGTCCGTCACAAGTCTGTCGTGGTATTCATATTCTGCCGCCAATTCCTGCGCAATCTGCTCGTCAGACTTTCCCTGCTCTCTCATGGCGTTTACTCCGTCAAGTATATCCTTGCCGTCTTTTGTCATTCCTGCTCGATTAGGATTTGCCTCATCCTTCTTCCTTTCGTCAACCCTCACACCGAGAGCTTCCAATGCGCGAGCCTCCGACGAACTCTTTACCGGAGAAGAAGAAAGCTCATTAAACAAGCCTTCATCCATAGACATTATCGTAGTCATTACCGCCTGATAGTCTTCTTCGGCTTTTTTCAAGACTTCTCTGTGGGTTTTTATATTTTCGCTCTGTCTTGCTTTTAATTCATCACTCGCTTTGTCGCTATCAACTTGGCTTTGCAGATTAGCTATAGCCATGCTCTCCTTTCTCATGACCTCTGTCAACTCGCCCACCTTGGTTCTCAGCAACTCTCTCGCTTCTACAGCATCCATGTCTTCTATTGTTTCGCTAAGGTTCTCGCTCTTGCGTTCTACCTCCGCGCTCTCAGCATTGTTCTGCTCTTGATTTACACCAAATGCAGAAACAAAGTCTTTTACGCTTATAGTTCCGTCGTCAACCTTACGAGCCAAGCTGCGGAAAATATCTATGAGTTCAGGGTTTATGAACTCAGCAACAGATTCGAGCTTATTAGTCATAGTGTCGCCATCGCTCTCGTCTCCAAGCATATCAGCAATATCATCAGCAATGCCGTCTTCGGTTGTTACTTCGTCTGGAGTGTAATTGCGTCTTATCCACGAAGCAACACTCTTGTCTGCCATTTCCGGGAAGCTTGCTATTCTCGCACGTTCTTCTTCTCTTTTGGCAGCCCTGCTTTCAGCCTTCTTCTGTCTTCTTTCCTCTTTCTCTCTCTCCTCTTGTGCCCTTCTTTCTTCTTCTCTTTTACTCTTGTCTTCGTCAGACAGCTCCACATGAACCTTGCTTAGTCCTGTCTGGCTTAACGGTACAGGCTCTGCTGTTCTGTCGTTCTCAAGTGTTGCATTAGGGTGGTTTTTCACTACGACACCTCTCCTTATCTCCTCATCAGTAAAACCGTCCTCGTCTGTAATTGTTGAAACTACAGTGGTGCCATTATGATTTGTAGTGTATTTTACCTTTGTTACCTTACGCGCCTGTTCTGCTGGTTGTTCTTCCTGCTGTTCGCTTGGCTGCTCTGTTGGCTCCTGTTGTTCGCTTGACTCCTGCTTGGTCTTTACATTAGGATTTCTCATCAACTCATACGCGTCCATATACCTCTCCTCTGCCTCTTGTACATCAACATTCATAAGGACTCTCAGCTCAGCCTCCTCTTCCGAACTTATGCTGCCGTTCTTATACTTGTCGTATAGCTCTTGCAACCTTGCAGTAGCCGACTTCTTTCCACCGAGGTTTTTAACCAACGCGTCACGAGCCTCTGTTGCCTTTCTCAGGTTATCCTTAGCACTAACGTAGTTGTTATATCTCTCGTTTGCACCGTCAAATCTCACTTTCCACCAAGCGGCAAGCATTGCTCCTACAGACTGCTTGTCTTCCTCACTCATGTCTTTGGTAAGTGTGTCGATGTCGCCTGTTTCGTAATAAGATTTTACCGAGTTTGCATATCTCTTGAGCGTAGATATAGACTGAACATCAAGTCCTATCTGTCCAGCGATATATTCAGCCTCGTTATCATCAAGATTTCCTTGTCTTGATGTTATGTAATCAGCAAGTTTCTTTTTCTTTTCAGACTTTTCATCATCACTTATGTCCATCTTGTCAATCTGGTCGGTCAACATCTTTCCATATTTACCTACAGCCTTGGCTGAACGCTTGGCTGCCGCCATCTTCAAGCCACCACCAACGAACGATGGGAGTAATGTCATAGGAAGCACGGAACCAGCAGTGACCACATTGCCTTCTCTTGATAGCATATAAGCCATCTCATCTTTCGCGTCCTTATAATATTCTCCTCCAAGCAAAGTTCCCTTAGCAAGACCAAGACCTGCACCTAAGAACTCTTCCTGATACTCGGAAAGTGGGCTCTGTAATACTTCATTTGCAATGTCCGTATTCTTCACAAAGTTTACATAACGCTTAAAGTCCTTTGGCAGCTTGCCGCCCATGTTTTCTACATACTTCCAAGCCTTTGTCTTGCCTATGGTATTCATAAACGCCTTGCCTGCCTGCTTCTTCAACGCATCGTTTCCGATGTCAAGCAACTTACCACCGCCTGTTTCCGTGAATGTTTCTATAGCAGCGTCGGCTGTGGCACTGATGTAGTCCTTAGCGGTCATCTCCTCGCCCTGCATAGCCTTCTCTGTTTCAGCCTGCTCGACGTTTTTCACTGCCATAGGCACAGTGGCAACCGCAGACGACGGAGCGTTTATAAGTCTTTGCTGCATGAAATTACCTGCCGCACTACCGTAATTGCCGCTCTTCCAGTTTCTCGCCATCTTCTTGTCGAGCACCTTGTCCATCTTGCCAACCTTGCCAAATACTCTACCAAGTGCCTTTCTTGCTATAAGCATCTCAGCCATCATCGAGAGTGACTGAGCAAGGCTCTGTCCAGATTGATAAGCCAACGACATGTTGTTCTCTCTCATCTGAGATACCTCTGCCAGAGTGTAAGCCGCAGACACAATCTCGAACTTGTCTTCTCCGATTGCCTTCTTTACATCTTCGGCTGTCATTTCATCACCCTGCTTGTGACTCTTTGCCCAATTCTCTTGTGCTTTATTGAACGCCTTGAGAGCCTCTTGGGTTTCATCTTCTACTCGCTTTGAATAAACCGCTCCTGCAAACGGAATGTTCTCGGCTCTGGCACCGCTTTTCACACCCCTGCCGTAATTGGCTATGGCGTTCGTGTCGTCTAAGTCACCTCTGAACGGAGCGTCAGCCATATCCTTTGCATCATCATACAGCTTTTTGGCAACCCAGCCTACATTCTTATTTCTCTCCGCATCCTTTATCTTCTTCCCTGCGAACTCGCTAACCTCTTTCAGTTTTGCCTTAGTCTCGACAATATTGTCCTTCTCATTTTTAATGACCTTATTGGCGTAATCTATCTCGTCCTGAGTGTAGCCGTACAGATTGGTATTGATAGTCTGTCCGCTTCCTGTCAAGACATCTCCACCGGCAACAGGCTTGCTATTCGCTATGCTCTTGAGGTAGTCTGTCTGCGCCATACCTTCGCCCGGCTTATCTTTCTTGCCGCTCAAAAGGTAGAATTTCTGCTTCAAGTGCTCTGACTTCTCTTCGTCACTAAGCGTTCTGAACGACTTGCTCCTCTTGCTTATGTGATTTGGCAACTCACTGTCCTTGATTCCTGTGTACGAATCCTTGTCTGAGAACATACCTGACACAGCATCTCCGACAACTCCAGCAGCAGACTTAACCCAGCTCTTTGTTTCTTCTGGGTTCGCCAAAGCACTACCTACATCGGAAGCCAAACGTGGGAATGCTGTCAGAGGATTAACGTAGTTCATTATATGGGCAGCCTTTTTAAGTCCGTCAGAAACTCCGCCGCCATTAGCAATACTCTTGTTGTTCTGCATTGCTGGACTCTGTGGTTGCTCAACCTTCGCACTCTCAGCGTTTACACCTTCAATACCAAGCCACTGCTTCCACTTAAGGTAATTACGATATGTACTACCGCTATTCTCCGCTTGCTCTTTTAGATATGAATATACTTCTCTCTGAAACGCTTCATCGTTGAGTCTTTTCTCAAACTCATCTCTTTCGATATAACCTTGCCCATTCCGGTTTGCCTCCTCTTTAAGGTATTCATATACCTCTGTTTGCTCTCTATTCATGTTCTATTTGTTTTACACATTTTATTTTTTTACTTATTGTGCTCCGGGCACACTCTTTTTTGGACCGTTACCGCCATTACCACCGTTACCGCCGCCACCTGTCGTAGTTGTGACCTTGTTTGGGTCCCCACCTTTTCTGACAAAATCAGCATTAGCGTTATTCAGATTAGCCATAGAGGCATAATACTGATTCTTGAACGCAAGCTCTGCCTGCTCTACTGCAACCTTCGCTCTGCTTATCTCCTCAGACGCACGGTTGTGGCGTATAGCCTCTCTCAGTGTTTCCAGCTTATGCTGATAGTCCTTGTAAGCCAAATCGACATCTTTGTTCATCTTAAACACATTCATATCCAGCTTGGTTATGTCCAATGCGTTCTGAACGGCTGTCTTGGCTGCATCTATCTTGTCCTTTCTCAGCTGCTCTTGATTCTTGTGGAACTCCTCAAGGGCTTTCTGATAACGGTTCTCTATTGACTCAGACTTCTTCTCCTGAGATTCCCTGTTGTCCATAACCTTCGCTCCGCCCTCTGCCTTGATATTGTCAGTCAGCACACCAAGTATATTGTTGAACGCGATATTCTTCTTGTTTCTTAGAGCTCTTCTTCTCTCGAACTCTATGTCGAAGTTCGTGTCGTCATCCTTGTATATGTCATCAACCAAGTTCTGATTGAACGTAGGTATGCCGTCCTTGTCAAGTTCATAACCCATAGCCGACATAGCATTGCCGTAGTCAGGACACTCCTCTGCGTACGCCTCAAACAAACGAGCCATTCCGCTAAGTGTCTGCTCTCCGTTGATTGAGTCTATTTTCATTCCCTCTGGAGATATGCTTGGGTGTCTTTGCTTGAAGTCGTCAGACAGGCTATTCCAAAGCTCCTTGTATCTTTCCTGATACAACTTAGTCCTCTCTGGCGTTATCGCCTTTGGCGTAGGACTGAACTCTCCACTTACCCACTTTGAGAAATTGAGTATGTTATTGTAATCGTCTTTGTTTCCTGTCGTCTTATTTCCGTCCTTATCAACAAGCGTCACGTCCTCGTCATTCTCTTTTGGCTTTGTCGCTTCGCCTATCATCTTCTCCATAGCTGATTTCGCCTCGCTCTGCTGTCTGTCTTCCTCTATCAGGAAGTTCTGCAATCTTCGCTTCATTCTTGGCGTAAGCAGACCTGTGCGAGCTATAGACTGTTCAAACTTACTGCCGCCCAATCCTCTTATGGCAGCAGCCATTCTCTCGCCGCCACCCTCAAAGTTCAGCCAAGTCTTCAAGTTATCTGACGAGAGCACTCCGTCGTTCTTCATCATGAACGCGCGCAGGTCTTTCAATACAGCCTTGTCAGACTCCATTCTGTTTACATCCTCTCGGTCTTCGGCTCCTACATCTGGGTCGTTGGGACTATAGAATTTGCCATCCCTCCACCTTCCTCCTGTAGGGAAGTTCACGGCTCCATTAATATCTACCAGCCTCTTGGTTTCTCCGTCTTTTACGAACACAGCCGCTCCGCTTTCGTCAACTGCATACTGCCAGCCATCATCGAGGAACGCCTTAATCGCCTTATCTCTCTGCGCTTCAAGAGTGTTGTTAGCCTGCGCGTCTGCTCTGTTCACATCAGCACTTCTCTCTCTTGTTTTGTCGTACAGCTTGTCCTGCTGTTCTTCTGTAAGAGTTTCTTTTAGCTTGTTTACATCCAGCGTTTGTGTGTTTCGCAAATCATCAGCTGCTTCCTGTGTTTCATTAGCGTTTTTCTTTGCGGCTTCTGTGTCTTTTTTCAACTCCGCCAACTCCTCTATCTTGCCTTCGTCACTAAGTTCTGATGAACCTTTTATTACCTCAGCCTTTTCTTCATTCGCTTTCTCAGTTGCGTCTGCATTCTGTTTAGCAGCCGACGCGTCAAGGCTGGCTTGTTCTGTCAGCTGCTCATTCTGCGCTGCTCTACCTATCTCCTGATTAACCTTAGCGGTATTGTCTGCTGGAGCAGGAGCTGGCGCTGTTTCTGTGCCCTGTGTGCTTGCTGCATTTGCCTTGTTATTCAGGCTCTTGATTTCAGCGTCCACAGCGTTCCTCTCATTCGCAAGCTCTTCGATTTCCGCATTGTCTGTACTTCTGCTTATCGCATTTACTATCTGCTTTCGTCTTCGCGTAAGCATATCAACCCTCTCTGCGTCAGTCATAGGTTTGCTCTCCTCTGCATCTGCAAGGTCGCCTACATATACATCATCAGCAGGGTCGTTGTTCAGAACATTTCTTGCATAAGCCGACTCTGTGTTTATCTGACCGGTCTTAGCTATCGAAGCCTTGGGGTCGATACCCCTCGCTTCGTCATACTGCAACTCTGGAGAGTTTGCAGCATACGCCTTGTAATTCGCACTATTCTCATCTACGCTCGACGGTATTCTGTCGTCTTTCGTCTGGACAACCTGTGGTGCCTGCACCTGCTCCTTTTTAGGGAAGGCAGGTTGCTGTATCTGACTATTCGCAGACTCATCTACAACATTTTCATCTTTAGGCGCAGGATAAGTCTTGACTGTATTATTTACACCCAACCATGTGGTATTCTTCTTTGCCATATCTATTAGTGTTTAGATTCAACATTAGTATTTGTCTGGCTCAACATATTGCCTTTGCCTGTTCCAACTATACCTTCAAGACCTTTCTCGAAAGCGTTTACTGCGTTCTGCGAAGCCTGTGACTGTTGCAATGAAGCGTTATCAAGAACGGCTCTTGTATCATCGTAATACTTAGCACGGTCGTTCTTATACTGTTCAACAAGCCCATTCTTGAGCATACTTGCGTTCTTTGCTATTCCAGAATACACATCATTAAACCGTTCGTTATTCTGTCTGTTCAGAGCCAGCTGCTCCGCCTGCGTTCTTCCAAGTATAGCACTCTGTGCGGCGTTTACCTGATTCTGCTCCGCGATGTTTTTTGACACCTCGTTGAGCATATCTCTGTTCTCGCTTCTGTCCATAACGCCCTGATTGTACTGCTCTCTAAACGCAAGCCTCTGCATTGCATCTCTCTGTCCAAGCTGACTTGCGGCATTATTCGCCGAGTTTCTTGATTGTACTGCGTTTGCTACAGCACTTCCTGCTGCCAACGCTGTCCCTAATATTGCTGATATTGCTGCCATATTATCTTAGTTTTTTGTTGTATTTATAATTCTTGCTTATCTCTATAGCTCTTATTCTGCTGTTAGCCATCAATCTTCCTGCAAACACCACCATAATGTATCTATAAGAAAATCTCTCTATCGTTGTTCCTATGTTTACCATCGGGTTTCCCATTGATGAACTATGCTCGGTTCCGCCGATATACATCCACTTCTCGCAGTCATTACTTGCCATAACGTACAGACCAACAGTCTTTCCTTCCTCGATGTTCAAATCTCCTCTCAAAGAAACTCTGAACGCCTGCTTGAATGTGTCGTTGTTTATCTTTATAGGTCTTGTTTGTATCACGACATCTTTCGCCTCTGATACATTGCCGTCGTATGTAGCACGGAATAGGTTATCGCTATATACATTCTTGTACACAACATATTCCTCGTTGTGGTACACTATGTGCTTAAACTCCTCTTTGTACGCAAGGCTTGCGGAAACATTAACACTCGCCATTGACCTCACATATACTTTTGAATAGTATTCCGCAGGAACATCTGCCGCACTGTCATAATATGATGCTCGCCTAACAACACTGTTAGAACAATTAACACTGACACTTATTCGGTAGTTATTGCTGCTGATATTACCTATGCTGGTCAAAGGAATCTCCACGTTGAGAGTACCAAACTGCTCTTCATCAGGAGTATCAATAATAATAAGTCGTCCTATTGTCGTGGATTCTGAACCTTGATTCACAAGAACTCCTATTGCACAATACACATCTCCTTCCGACTCGTCGCCTGTAATATCAAAACTCCACACACAGCCAAGTATGTCCTCCATTTCTTCTATAGGATATGTCTGACCTTCATATACGAACGAAGATATTAAATCCTCCGCGTTAGTCGTAATTGAGCTTGGCAACAATGGTACGCCCTGCGATTTCGTGTATAGCCTATATGTTTGAGGTTTACTATCGGCAGGTCGGAATCTGTACGAATCCGAGTCTATAAAGTCCACATTTGATACCTTGACATCAACATTCTCAGTCCTGTCGTAATAAACCTCGTCATTCTCTCCTCTGACAACAACCCTGTAGCTGTTTATGTCAATCTCATTGTTGATTGAAACAAGGAATCTATTGCCTAAATATGACAAATATGAATCCTCATTTTCTCCCATAAGCATACTGTTAATCACATCAAAGCCTGCTTTAACATCAAATGCGACTGTTAGCTTAGGATTCTCCTGAATAGAGCCGTCTATTCCAAGCGCACTTGCATCAAGCTCCATGTTATATACGTCAAGCTCTTGCGACTCGTGCATCTCTGTTCTTTCATCATCCAATTCCAATGACTCTGAGTCGTAATTGCTAACACTGAACGTCTTGTCAAGCAATTCTACAGAAACAACCTCGCCAACAGACCTTGTATCTTTCTTTTCTACAGTAGTAGGCGTTAAGGACTTGCAACTGAGCGTGTCGTCTGGGTAGTTATTGATAGAGTAATTCACTCTTGAGTGTATCTTAGAGATAAAGCACTGATTATCGCCAAGCAGCTGGATTGTGTACGAGTAGTTCTTCTCGGTGTTTGACGCAAGAACAATGTCAGACTCGTAATTGTACGACAAGAACGTATTGCTATCAGCAAGAAATGCCCTAAAGTCAGCGATTTGCGAATCCTCTGTGTTCTCAGATATTGCATCTCTTGCAGTTACTATACTGTCAGAAGTTATAGCCTTATTGAAGACAGCAAGACCATTGCCTTTCCTCCACTCTGTATCATCATTAATGGCAATATCAGTTGGCTCTCCGTTTATAATCTCGCTAAGATGATACACAGCACCGCCTCGTATGCAATACAAGCCTCTGACGCTTGAAAACAGCACCATATCTCTTGTTTCGCATATAGAATTTCTGTTGTTGCAAACATCCCTGCTGACAGGAGAGCTTACAGAGTACGCTTTTGTGCCGCTCTCATCCACTTTGTATGAGAATACACCCTCTGTTGTGAACACATAAAGTGGGTATTCGCCAAACTGACCTGTTGATATGTCGTTACTGTTGCTTGCGAACCCAATAACATCTCCACGACCAGAGTAATATTCATTCGCTATGTCAAATGTTTCAAGACTATTCACGTTAGACACCCTGAATACGTATTTCGGAGCGTCATCTGACTTTATTGATAACCTTACAGTGTCAAAAATGCTTTTTAGCGTTGTCGAAACTGCGGGTTTTGCTATATCAAACAAGCCTGTTAGCGTCACATACTCCAATTTTGAATCTATCCATTTGCAATCATTTACACCTGCTGTGTTAGCCATGTCAAATGTCTTGTGTATAGGCAATTCTTTCCTCTCCTTCTCAACATATCCATTGCCAACCTGCTTATACACCGCACCAGATATACTTACAATCTCTACTTTTGCCCAATCTATTCCCGGAAGACAAATACTATTGAATAAATCAAGAGCATACAGACTTACAGGTATGACATTGTACACCGACACAGTTTCTTTTTGAGCGCCAGTCTGCTTTGCTGAGTATCTTGTGCTCTTTACAAGCATAAGAAGTTCCTCCCCAATCATATCTCCTTCATCCTCATTATACAAGTCAAAGCTGAATTGAGTTATTCTGTTTGTGATTATATCAAGTGCATCCATACGCGCATCCAAAGGCATTGTTGTGTCGTAATAGTTGTAAAAACGCGAAGGTGTATAACGCCGATACTCGACACTATCTTGGTCATCGTACCACTTTACCACTCTTTTCCCATCGGTATCGTGTCTGTTTGTCTTGTGCTTTATAAATATGCTATTGAAATCAAGGTCCCTGTGTCTCTCTGCACTGCCATACTTGCCGTTATTTGCAGAGCGAATGTTCTTAAAGAATGTATATGTTGCGTCATGAACCCTCATTGTGGCTGGCTCAGGCAATGCCGGCAATTTGTCTGTGTCAGAGTTGCCTTTATGAATGTTGTATAGCCTCATCGCTCCGTCTTCGCCACTATCAAGAACCTTTATATCGTTGACAGTAATTCTATCATCTGCGAATGAGAATGGTGTTCCCATAGGGTATATATGACTGAGGTTAAATTTGTTGGCTGCCTTGACATCATCACTGAATCTATCAAGCGGTATAAGTCTATCGCCAGAGTCGCCCAACCACTGATACCACCAAATATCAGCCTTATCTGTCTCGCCGAGCGCATTCCATTTTCTATATGGATTTATTCCTCCTTCTGCATTGTAGCAAGTCGTATGACAAGCAAGCCTGTCAAGCCATTTGTTCAACAGAGTTGGGTTGTTCGGGTTTATTATTGACGCGCCTGCGCCCAAGAACGAATTGTATGTTATGTCAGCTACATGAAGCCTTGAATTGTATTGGTACTGTATATTCCACCTCAGCGACTTAATACCTTCTTCTCCCGAAACTGGGTATGGCAATATGCCAGTCACTCCATTCTCCCAGACATGTGTGCCTGTCATCCTGACTACATAAGTCTGCCCCTGTTTGTTCTTGCTTAAATTTTTAATATCGTCGTATTGTATTCTACAGATAACATTGTACGTTTGACTAACGGCTCCAGACTCTACGCCGGACACGCCATTTAACTGATTTATTATGTTTTGGCTGCTGACTACTTCATAAGGAGTACATTTCCTATCCCCGCCGCCTTCTGGAGCATCATACATATCGACTGGTTTTGTGGCTAAAATATCAACAGACATAATGTAGTTTTCAAGCCCTTTTGGCATAGGCTCGTCTATTCTAATTGTTAGCACATTCAACAGTCTTTGTGCGGTTCCGTTGGCTCTTAGATTACTTCTGTCAATGTCCCTGCCGGCAACACCGCCAACATACATAGCTTGCTTTTTGCCTTTTAGGTATTTATCTTTCCCCGGAAAGAAAGATTCATATAAGTCTGTCGTTCTTGTTGTATGACCGTGTCTGTATGCGTTAAATCCTATTGCTTTTGTTACAACGTCCCATCCTACACCGCCATCATCAACGTCCTCGACTATGCACATTGAGTTTACTTCTCCATAATCTTCCTTGTTAAAGTCTCCATTAGGATAATGGAATTGTATCTTTTCCTCGCAAAAGAAGTTAGCGTCTGGCAAGCCTGTGGCTTTTGTGAATTTATCTTCTGGCTCACCACTTCTTCCACGCCACCTTTTGCCAAGCTGCTCTGGAGCGTTCTCAACAGTAGGTAATTCATCAAGAGTCCATTGCTGACCGTCGTAATATTTTTGTCTGTTTCCGGTGTGGTCCACTTGCAATGCGCCATCTATACCTCTCGCATGACCAACAAGGTCGTCCCATAAGCCATCTTCTGGTTTGTAATGTCTTACATACCCATCTTTATCAGTAGGCGGTTTTATTTCTTCGGCACTGTTAATATCGCCATCACTCACAAGAACCGGATTACTCAAGTATATATACTCGTTATTGTAGTTTCTTATACCATATCTTAAATAAGAATAACCAACGCATGAGTTTAGTTTTCTCGCAGCCTCTCTAACTTGTTGCGTAAGGGTATTTCTCTCTGCCTCCAGCAGCACCTTGCCACTACACCCCATAGAACACAAAACATACCCATTAGGTTTAATGCCAACAGAAGCTCTGAAATTTACGCTACCATTTCTGACCTTGATGTTGTACGTTCCACCCTCGTATAAGTAGATGTTGTTGCAATCTATGCTCATTAGGTTGCCCAAGAACGACACGTTAGGAGTTGTCGTACTAAGGTCGATGTCTATTTTATTTCTTGGGTAAAGAGTTGCTCTCACATCTTCTGAATATTCTTCGTATGGATTGTACGGCATATCCTTATGTGACATAATATATACCTCACTGTCCCAAAGAACTTCTCCATTGTCGGTCACAAATATGTAGTTCTTTCCAGCAGATGTGTTGTGTATGTATATTCTCGAATAGCCAGTCACTTCAACGCCAAGGCTCTCCAACGAATACGGTTTCAGCTGACCTTGCTCATACACAAGACCAACTACCTCGTTGCACATTCCGTCAGCGCAGTCCAAATCGCTGCCACCTCTTGCTATTCCCTGTATGTCTATCAGCTTATTTTCTCCTTCCTGAGCCATACGCTAAAACAGATTATAGTGTCTTCTTACCGGTTTCTTCTGAGCATTCAGTCTGTTCTTCATATCGATGATATTCTGCTCGTACACTCTCTGGAACCTCTCAGCCTCTGACGGCAGTGTGTCCTCAAGCCACTTGGCGCATATGCCATGAACCAACGCATCGAATATCGAGCTTCTTACAGGTATGATGTAGTTCTCGTTGAACCAGTCAAATTTCCATGTCTTGAATACGACAACATCGTTGTCATTGTCGATTATCTCGAAAGAGCCTTCCTCTTTCAGCAACTTCCTTATTATGCCGCTGCGCTTTGCAACATAGTTCGCGCTGCTTCCATCGTCCTCAGTGATTCTCACTATCGAGCCCCTGTGCACTACATAGTCCGATGTCGCATCAACAACCTCAGTTTCCACATCAGACGACAGCAATCTCAGATACCTCTCGTTTCTCCACATTCTATCGCCTGTTGTCAGGTCAAGACCGAGCTTGATGTATCTCACGTTGTTCTCGCTTGGCACTATCATGAAGTCTGTGTGTATGCTCTTCACTCTCGCTATGCCCATGAAGTCCTCGTACTCGAAGTCCATATCGAGCTCAACCCTTGCCATTGTTCCTGCGTAAGGATAATTCTCTACCGCAGGTATGCTCACCTCAAGCATATCGCCATTGCTTACAGCATTCTCAAGAGCCGTCTGAACCGTTGCGGCTATCTGCTCAACGCTTCCGTATCTGCGGACCGATACCATAGGCTCAGCCTTTCTGTCGGTTATCACGAATGCGTTAGGCAGGTTGTGAGTGAAATTACCCATCTCCTCGAACACTCTTGTGCCGACAGTTACAAGATAACTATTAAACAAAGGCTGCTCGTCTTTTGTGAACGAAAGCTGCTCTACTGTGTAAGCAGACGCTTCGGTAGGTCTGTTCTTGCCTAAGTACGATGTTCTCTTATAGACTTCCTCTTGGATGTCTTTCTTCTTCAATGTGTATGCTATATGTCCTATTGGAGGCATGGCGTTTCTGTTTGTTGTTATACCTATAGCAAACTTACTCATATAAATCAACTTGATTGTCCTTATTTCGTAAAAAACAACAGGAGCAAAACACCTCTGTGTTCCGCTCCTGCTCTGCGTTTCAAAAAAATATGGTTAAAACGAATTTACGCCGATAGGTAGTCCTTAGTCACTTTCATGAAGTCATCGAGGCTTCTGCACACCTCGCAGCGATAACCTTCCTCTGTCAGCTTCTTCATTATGTCCTTCTGATTTTGACTCACGACTCCTTTCTTGCCGTTCTTCATCTCGATATACAGACCGTGATAACCATGCCTTGCTACCGGAATGTGCAAGTCAGGCACACCGCTGACCACTCCCTCTGCCTTCAATTTTACAGCTGTTATCAGATTCCTCTTGCTGCCATTCGGAATGGCATATATAAGCAGCTTCGGGTATTGAAGCCGAAACCAGTTCACACAACCAACCTGAATCTGATGCTCTAAATCTCTCATTGTATTCTATCTTACCGAAGCCACTCCGACACCACCGACAACAAGACCGCCGACAATACCTACCCAGAACTTGTTTCTGTCCCACCAAGTCTTTTCTCCAAGCCTTGTGATTGTTGCGGTCTGATACTTGATGATGTCCGTGTACTCCACCATTGCTATCGAATCGTTTTTTATCTGCTCGTCTTTCAGCCTTATAACACGCTGGCAAGTGTTCAACCCATGCTCCAGAGTGTCGATTATCTCGTTATTTACCTCGTTGAGAGAGTCCGCTATATACACAAACAACGTGTCTGTGCTTTCGTCACGGAGTGTCTTGTAGCGCACAAGCATGTCGCTTTTCTTTGATTTAAGGCTGTCAACCTCATGAACCTTAGCGACCACCTCTCTCTGTAATACGAGCGCCTGTGCGTGCAACTTTGCGTTCTCAGACTTTACCGAATCAATAACTGTGTTATCAGGCATTGGGCTCACCTTGCCGCTGCACCTGTCAAACACAATCATCAATACTATGAGAGCTGACATGATTAAGAACGCAGCTCCTGAAATTCTATTCTTCTCCTCTGTTGTCATCTTTTGAATGTATTTGTCTCTTTATCTCCTGGCAGATGTGAATAATCTTGTCGATGTCCTCTTCTTCCGGAGTGCCCTCCTTCTCTCTCAATGTTCGCTTGATTATATCACCTCTCCAAGGGTCGAGGTTATAGTCGAGCCATATAGACCACGTCTGTATCGTGTGCTTCGAGTAGTCGCTCTTGCCAACATTATGGTCCCTTGTTCCACTCTCGTCTATCAGACCGAGATAAACGAACCTCTCGTACAAGGCTCTTGGTATTTCTACTGTATCAGTTTTTGAGCTCATCCTTTATAATTAAAATTGATGTAAGCAAAGCCTCGCGGTAGCCTTGCAGGAATCTTAGTGTTTCAATCTTTACCGCGTCTTCAATACGTTCGTTTGTAATCTCAACCTCGTCTTCGAGTTTCTTTATAATTTCGTCCATGTTATTATTCTTGAAAAAGAAATGGCGATACACATCGCTCGACATATATCGCCATAACTAAAATAATTATTATGAATAAGAAGATTACAAATTCTCAAACATATTCACTTCTTCCTTAGCCCACTTTGCCGCGTCTTTGCCTGCGCCCTTTACAAACACTCCAGCGAGTCTTGCGTAAGGATTCTTGGCTACGGCTTTGATAAGAGATGTCGCTGCGACCATAGCATCGTTGGCGACCTTCATCTTGCGGTAGGTGTATGACACAAGAGCGTCAAACTTGCCAGCGTCAACGGTGGCACCATTAAGCCATTTGGTTACAAAAATCTCAGCTGCTCCCAGCTGCTGTTCGTCAAGCTCGGTGTAGCGAGCTATCGTCTCCTTGCAGTAATTAGATACCTTCATAATAATGTTTATTTAGTGATTAAACTCACTACAAAGATAACAACTTAAAATCACTATCGACAAGTTTTAACTCTTTTTTTCGCATAGCATTGACACACTGCTTCATTATGTACCCTTGCAGATATGCCGCTTCCTCGGTGCCAAGTCCCACATCGTAATATCTGCATATCGCTCCCTGCAAATGGTCTATCTCATGCACAAGCGTGTCGAACCACTGCTCCACGGACGAAGCATTTGAGATTACCATCACGCTCATGCGCAAGCTCTCGTTCGAGAACGTGAATCCGCTATTCGTTCCGAGAGCCACTCTACACGCTTTGCCGATTGACTTTTCATCAGCACCCAAAGCCTCAAGCCACGACGCTATCTCATCAAGGTCACTCAGTCCTATGTTGTAAGCGAGTATGAACGCCCACGCTCCTTCTATGTCGATGTAGTGCTTTGTCATATCATCATCTCCCAGTCAATCCATATTCCCTTGCAAGCCATATCTGCCAGCCATCTGTTCATCACCATGCCGTCATATCCGTCCATATCAAACAGCACGTCTGCCACATACTTGGCTATATGCTCCTTGTCCTCAAGGCTGCTTCCGTAGAAATCGCTCTTCGCCATATTAGCGACATACACAGCGTCATACGGAGCCTGAATCTTCTCCTGTTTCACGCCTATCGAAAGCAGCATTGCCTCTACATCTTCTCTTGTGTACGGAGGCAGTGTCTTACCGTCCGTTCCCTCTTTCATACGCATCTTGCTAACGGCGAACTCGCACAGCTTCTTGTTAAAGTGCTTGCCGTTTTTCGATAGATACGCCTTCTGCTCGTCTGGCAGTTTATCCCATATTGTCATGTCTCCCATTGTTCTTGTGTTTTATTGTTAGTAAAAAGCGCAGAGACCATGCAGCCCCTGCGCCAATAGTTATGAGTATCGTCCCATTCCGTCACGACCTCTGTAGTCGTACTCTCCGTCCTCTCTGTAAGAGCCTCCGTTTCTGTACGAACCTCTGCGGTAGTCATCGCGGTACGATGCTCCTCTGTAGTAGTCGCGGTAATTGCCGTCCCTCTCGCTCATGCTTGTTTCATCGGCTGCTTCAAGAGCCTCGAACGCCTCGCATACAGCCTTCTTAGCCTTGTGCATCTTGCTGACGAGCTCGCTGTAATGCTCCTCGTCCTTGAATTCCATAATTAATCCCATAGTTACTCCTTTCTTTTTTCAGACTTGGCAAGGAGATTTTCTATGTTGCTCAAAGAATCGCCGAACATCTTCTCGAACTTCTCAAGCCTTGCAGTCAGGTTCTCTATAGCCTCATCCCTCTCCGCTTCTTTGGCTAAGGCTGGGTTCAATACCTTTAGAGCGTCCTTTCTGGAATCTGATATTTTGCGGTATATCTCCACATCTCTGATTATCTTGTCGCTCTCGTCGCACAAAGCCTCTACCTTCGCCATCATGGCTTCACGGTTGTCGCTTATCACGGCATTGCCGTAGTCGGCTATCGACTGGCTCGGCGATATTCCCTCGAACTTGTACTCCTGTTCCGGAGTCTTAACGTCTATGTCTATCACCGTTATGCCCATGCCTGTCTTTGCATCGCTTATGTTGTATCTCGGACGAGGTGTGCTTGACACCGTTCCTATACTGACCTTTAGTCCGTCAGTCTTCTCTGCGACATATACTATATCTCCTTGTCTAAGTGCTGAAAACATAATTTACTCTTTTAGGTTATTACTCTCGTTTTACGCTGTTGTCGCTGGCGTTGTTGTCGTTGGTGCGACTGCCGATGTCAGTGCTGCATTAACCCTGTAAAGAAAATTGTCAGCTGCTGCATTCGCCAAGATTGTAGGCACTGCCGTATAGCTATTGTCTGGCAATACTCTCGTAGCTGGCTGACCACGCTTGATTGCTGCTACCTCCGAGCCGATTGCGTTCAACTGACCTACGACAGGAGCAAGTGCCTGCTGCACAAGACCTGCGGCAAAGTTCTGAGACTTCAACGTAGCCACTTCTGCGGTCAGAGCAGTTATCTCTCTGTCCTTACGCTGCGACTCCATCGCATCTATCTTGTTGTCAAGTGCGAGGTAGTTGCGATTAATCGTGTCTGTCAGTGCGTATGTCTGCTGACAAGTAGCGAGCTGGTCTGCTGCGCTCTTTGATGCGATAGACTGTTGAACACCTGAGAAGCCCTGATTGATTGCGTTGGTCTGCTGACACATTGCCAGTCTGTTTTCGCAGCAGCACTGAGCGAACTGGCTCGCGAGAGCCGAGTTGCCCGACTGGATTGCGTTGATTACCTGCAATGCGTTAATACCCTGATTAGCAGCAACCGTGCCGAGCGCAGTCTGTATCGTCTGAACTGCTGAGTTCACCTGATTAAAGTCCTGATTCAAGATTGTTGCAAGCTGGCTCACTGCCTGACGGCTCATCTCGCCGTTGTTGTTGATTGCCTGCATCAGCATATCACGACCATTGTCATTGCTTATCATGTTGCCGAGGTAGGCTGTCTCGCCAATACCTCTGTTACCGAAGCCTCCGAATCCACCGTAGCCTCCGTTTCCGAACATCAGACCGAGCAAGAAGCCGAGTACGCCTCCACCCCAGCCTCCTCCGAACAAGCCGTCATTGCCTCCGTTGTCTGGATTGATTGAAAATACTTTTGTATCTGCCATTGTTTTTGTTTTTTTGATTGTTAATAAATTGATTGTCTGTGTTAGCTAACAATGGCAAAAGTAGTACTATCATCTTCCCGACGGCAGGAAAACGATATATCTCGACTGTCACTGCGTGACATCACAGCAGAACCTTCTAATCACTCTGTGAATCGTTCTTTCCGAGCGTCCGTACTTGTCCGACAGGTAAGCGACTATCCAAGTAGTCTTCTCGCCTTTCGCCCTCAGACTCTCGTATTCCTCAAACATCTCGACATCTTTCCAATCTTCCGTTCTTATGTCATTGCGTGACATACATTCGAGCATATCCCTGCTGAATCTAAGAAGTTCTATTACTTTCATAATTTTTTAATATATTTGCGTTAAAGTTTCTCAGTATTAAAATAAAATAGGTGCATAACCACCTAAACCAGAGGACATTTCGCCCTATGGCTTGGTGGTTGTGCACCTTTATTTCTGTCGTTCGCCTGAGAAACTTTCGGCAGAAAAGTCATGGGGCTTTTTCTTTTGCTCCGCCCCAATCGAGAGCCAATCACTAAATTTTCTTCATCTCATCAAGGTTGATGTCAAGGTGTCTTTCAGCCTTGTCTATCATTACCTTCTGCAATATCTTCGCCCAAGCTGCATCTCTGTTGCCGCTTGAGATATTTTCAAGTATGCTCCATATCTGCCAGAAGCAAATCACGCCTGCTGTTATCTGAGGCAAATGCACATTGCTTCCCTCGAAGATATACAGCTGCATAAAATGCGCTATCAGAAGCGCAGTAGGTATTATTATCGCCATTTCTATCACAGCCCTGCCGAACTTGTCGCTCCTGAACTTGCCGCTCGACTTGCCCTGCTTCTTTAATCTTACCGCAAGCCGCCAAGATGTTATGCAGTCTATAAGCACAAGCGAGAAACACAGCACAGCAAGCGGTGCTATATTCAGCAGAGCATTGCTTATCACTCCTGCCAGCAGGCAGCCTACATACTTTATAGCCATTCCTGTTTCGTTCATACTACTTCTGATTTAATGATAACACCTGTCTTCTGTTTCTTGGGCTGCAACTCACATGCACCCACACTCCGCCGTTCTCCCATATCAGCTGGTCGAAAGGCAGTTTCAACGACTTGACCAAATCAAACAGCTTCTTGTTCTCCGCCTTGCTGCCGCCT